TTGTAGGTTATTGTCGGCTATCCTATTTGCCTCGTCCTTGGTGCAGGCGGTGTATTTTTGTGTATAAATTTCTTGTATTAGGATGAAATTGTTATATTTGTGATATGAAAACAAAGTCATTTAAAATACTTGATCAATACTTTCTTCGATTCTATAGATCTATTATGTCTAAGAACGGGAAAAGGAGGAAGCATACGATCGTGGATAAGAATGATATCCTTGAGTGCCAGTCGTTGATCTGGAAAGTCATACGTGATAGGTATCTGGAGGATGAGGGAGGGGTTTATATAAACAACATCGGTTATCTATGTCATAAGATTAATCCTAACCGCAAGATATATCTGAATAAACTTACCGGTACTATTAATAGGCGTGGGACGGGTGGATATTCTTACGTCCATACGTGTATGGATTTTATGCCTAGGAATAAGTATTTTCATCTATATATCTCTCCGGCCTTGAATAAGGAATGTAGGTTGGCTATGGAATCAGGTAGGAGATATAAGTTCTTGTATCGGGAGGTTGAGTCGGAGAGTAAGGTATTTGGAGTTAAATGGGTTTATAAGCTGTAGAAGTTTTTGTGATCCAGTTAGCCCGTGAGGGTAGACTGGTTTTTTTTTGTATCACGGATTCAAATACATATCTTTGTGCAAAAGACTTAAATATGACTATAAAAGGGCTATTGGCCGAGATCAAGGCCGATTTACATAAATACGATGATAGCGGGGCTATAGATACCTCGTCTGTTTATAGGTGGGCTGAGATCGCCTTGAAAAGGTTCGGGGGTGTTATAGCGGTCATGTCAGAGGCGGTTGTCAAGACCAGTAATAAACAGGCGGTATTGCCTTCCGATTTTTTCGACATGCTTGACGCCTATAGGTGTGAGCCTCTTATCTGTGAGATTCCTGGCGGCGACAAGGCTAAGGCTGACCTCCAACACGAGATCGGCTGGGTCGAGCGCACCGAGCGCGGTTTCCGTTGGAACTCCTGCACCGAGTGCTGTAAGGAGGAGTTTGAGAAGACGATCACGGAGAAGATATATATCGGGTCTCACGAGGTTCGTTTCCATTATCATCATCCCGTAAGGTTATCCATAGGTCGTGGGTTGAGGCGTGATTGCGCCGCCGACAAGTATCGGGATAAGTACGATTGGGATAATTATGATATAACTATATCTGGCAATACTATGTATACCGGGTTTGATGGATTTATTTATATCATATATCGTGCTACGCCTAAGGACGATGACGGTCTCCCATATATACCTGAAACGGCGTTAGGATACCTTGAGGATTATGTCGAGACGTATATTAAGATGAAGATCTTTGAGAACGCTGCCGTGAACGGTTTGGTACAGGGCGCTGGTGACGCTTATAAGCTATACGCCCAACAGGAACCGGGTAAGTTTGCTAGGGCTATGAAGGAGCTTAAGATGTCGATGATTACATTAAATGATTATCGGGAGCTGGCTGAGGATAATAGGAGAAGGATGTTGTCTTGTGAGCGGATGTGGCCCAATGCTTTTGATAAGTATATCAAATTGGTTTAGTTGCGGGGGAGGGAATCGAACCCTCGATCTTTAGGTTATGAGTCTAATGAGATACCTCTTCTCCACCCCGCGATTATGACGCGAATATACGTTTTTAAAAAGAAAAAAAGATAATATGGCAAAGAAAAATGATTGGATACATTTAGATAAGACAAGTGGTACTGGTCCTGCTGAGGTTAAGGTTACCGCTGATATCAATGAGACTGGTGAGATACGTCAGGTAACGTATAAGGTTATAAAAGAGGGAACCAAGGAGGAGAAGACGTTCGTGTGCAGGCAGGAGTCCGTCCCGGTGGTGATCATCCCGGAGTTCGATTACCTTGTGCTTAGGTATATCTGGGCTGACGAGGACGGCATTGACTTTGACACGGCTACCGGTTTCGATAACACCGGCCTCCCGGACGTGGACGGCAAGCTGGTTGGTTGGAGTAAACAGTACCAGACCACGCAGGAGCGGGTAGGTGATTATCTTATCCACGGTGGTGATAACATGGAATCAGGTAATGAGGCCGCCTTGATCCAGATGGGGCCGTTGTTGGATGGCGATAATTATGATAAATTACCTCTTGAGATCAGGTGTAGTATATACGGTAACTGGTATGGTGGTCGTGAGAAAGGTAATGTCACTATCAGGTTCACGGCATATAAGGGCGGTTCTATGGAGAAACGTGGATATGATTTTGTCAATATCGGAGGCGAGGAGGTTTATACCGGTGACGCTCCCACTAACGTATCCGCCCATGGTGAGGATAATTGGCAAAATATAAAGACCTTGTATTCTAAGGTAGGCACGATGATCTATAACAAGGAATCTCGTGACTGTATTGTAAGAATAGGTGAATAGATTTTTCTTCATAATATAAACACATCGGCTCTCTTGTTCGTGAGGATAGGAGAGTTTTTTTTTATTTTTTTTAATCCTTCACTTATGACATATTTGATCTTTTATTGCGTGGGAATAATCTAGCTTTGCCGAAAACTAGGATCATGATAACTTTAAATGATGTAAATAACGAACTCCATGTCCGGTTATATATACTGGAGGTGCTTAAGGATTATATAAGAGATGATGATTTCGATGGCCTTGTAGATAAGGCGTTGGATTTTGTCGTGGAAGGCGTTTCTATGCCTAAGGCTCCGACCAAGGATACCACCATGAGTGACATATCAAAGAGCGTTTTGGCCTTGGTAGCGGGTGCTGGATTAGATGAGAGGTTAAGCAAAAGCTCTTTAGAGTTAGCTTACGATAGGTGTAAGATGAGGTACGTATTCGATCCTCGAAATCGGGATATACACGGTGTGATCGTAGGTTATTCCAATGACTTTAATAGTCTGGTAGCTGTGTGTGATGAGGGATCGAAGAAAGGAGTGGACAAAGGATCTACTGATTTTGTGGATGTCAATGAGAGATACGTGACTAACGGTTTCTTTTACATATCTGTAGAGGATGCCGATAAGCAATCGAACTACATGGGTGGAAATTCGTAATTATTATGTTTTTGTGCTTTACCACGAGACGTTTTAAGTGTTTAGTCTTCCTCCTGACTTGTGAAAGTTAGGAGGATTTTTTATATTCGCGTGATTTGAATGTTTTGCATAATACGTACTGTTTATTAGAATCCGCCACATAAGTGATTATCTGGTGGATTTATTATATTTGCGAAAAAGATAATGTTGTGCAAAATAACTCTAACATAGCGGTTCCCGACTCCGGGATGAATAGGGATAAGCATCCACAGGATCTATCCCCGTCTGAATATAGTTTCGCCTTGAACGCCACCATAGAGGGTGACGATGGAAGCCAGCTTAAGATCCAGAACGAGCCTAGTACCCTTTTATGTAAGCGATTCGATGGCTATAAGGTTATTGGGTATAAGAATGATATAGCTGGTGATAACACTTATTTCTTTCTATCTAATCCGGATGATAATACGTCTAAGATCACGTTCATGCGGTCATTGGATTATATCAAGACCGTGGAGGATCAATTGGCTGGATCGGGAAAGGACATCCATCGTATCCTTGGCGAGAGGCTTGAGGAGTCGGATGGTCGTTTTGATGAGATATGTGATTTGATGGAGATCCTGATAGAGGACTGGGTTGATGACCCTTGTCTTAATTTCTCCATTCATCATCCGATCTTCGATATAGAGATCAAGGACGAGAAATGCGGGAAGGTGATATACTGGACCGATGGATATAATCCCCAGCGATATGTTATGGTCGATAAGGCCCTTAACCCGGATGATGATGGTGACTTTTGGTATCATTACCATGGGTATAAGACATGTGGGGATGACAAGCCAATAGAGAGGTGTAGGCTGGCCTGCGAGAAGCTGCTGGTGTTCCCGTTGCTGACGGCCCCGTGCGTGGAGCCTGAGGTCGTGGAGTTCGGGGGAAGCTTGCGTGCCGGGACCTACCAGTTCTGCGTGGCGTTGTGCGATGAGTTCGGGATTGAGAAGACTGGATATTGCTCATTGACCAACCCAATCATGTTATTCGATCGTCAAGATATGGTTATCCGCGATGGTTTATGGGGTAAGTCAACCAACATGGGTATCCGCCTTACCGTGTCCAATATAGATAAGCAGGTATCTCATTATAAGATAGGTGTTATACAGAACACGGTTGGGTTTAATGGTGAGCAAAGCCCGGTTCTTGAGTATTTCATAGAAGGTATACATCCGATAACGGAAAGGACTATCTATTATCTTACGGATCAATATAGCGAGCGTACGACCATGGAGAAGTTATCCAAGGAAATACCGGTATATAAGACAGCCAGAGGCATGACGTCTGTCGGGAATCGTCTTCTTCAATACGGATTGACCGTGGAGAATGAATGGAATCTTCAACCGGTCGTTAATTTCTTGGGTCATTTCGTTAAATGGCAGACATCGATAGCCACGGAGAATCTGTATAAAGACGGTGTGGCTTGCTCTAAATACGCCTCTTTCATGCGTGACGAGGTATATCCGTTGGGTATAAGGTTCTTTACCAATACAGGATACAGGACAGCTAGATTCCCGCTTATCCCTCGTCCGGCCACAAGGGAGGAGATGGAGGTTATCGTTGATGAGGACGGTAACTCTGACGACCTGTCGGCTGCGTCGGTGCTGGAGAACAACCCGCAGTGCGCGGGGAACAGCCGCCGTCATCTTTGGCAGTTTAAGAATACGGCAAAGATCATAAACGACCCATCTTGGGGATTTGATGATTTTGGAGGAGAATGTAAGAATCAGTTAGATGTCAAGCAGCTCAGATATGTAGAGCAGGAATATGCCACGGTAGGAGAGACCCAATTCGTTATCAATACGATGGGGGAAGATGTTACGGTAGATGATGCTATTGATTATATCGCTGATAATATAGAGAACCTGTGTGATATCATAGAATCTAATGTAGGTATTACTGACGAGTTATGCGCTGCTATATCATTGCCGGAGGATCAAGACGGTATAAAGGCTCCCGATTTCCCTAGTGGATGTGATGATATCGAGAGGATAGAGACCAGGACTATATTGGATAAAAACTCTTTGGTGGATTCTAGGATTGATTTTACGTATAAGCTGGCTAGTGATTACGTGGAGACCGAACCTACGACATTAATACAAAGTAACGCCGAGTCACAAAGGAAATTCTCTGTATTGTGTGATTTCGATAATTACTCCAGTGGAGGTAAGAATATCATAGATCTGGTTCAGGAATGGCTGGATGGTCAGGATGAGGATAAATTCCCGTCTGATATAGACTCCTCCGCTTTAGTCTTGTGTCAGGATATGTCTAATGTCCGGCAGTTATATGATGAGGGTATATGTACTAATGGGTGCTCGGTAGGTGATCCTCATGTGAATCCTACTATTAACGATGTTCAACTTCCTACATTCCAAGGGGGTAGGTCATTGGGTAAGTGCACATATTTGTATCAATATCCCGGATGGGAAGGAAAGAAGCATACGGAGACGATGCTTGATCAGTTAATGGATACGATGGAGGCTTATTTCCCCCAATATGAGAGTCAGTTTGGTATCGAGAACGCCATGTGTCTTTTTGGCGATGGTGATAATTCTAAGTTCAATACCAGCATATCTACTGATTGGGAAAGTCGTGTGTCTGTGCAGAATGATATTGACGCCAAGACCAATTGGTTCGGTAGAAGCAACTTGACTTATTTCAAGTTCTATCCACATGTATCCTCATACGCCAGATGGGTGGAGTTGGATTACGAGAAATACATAAGTGGTTTATCCGATCCTGATAACGGTATTATGTATATAGAGATGATGGGTAACTATAATTATCCGATCGGCGACTCATCATCATACAATAAGGTTCGTATAACGTTTTTCTCGGACAAGGAAGGTACCGTGGCTCCTAATCCTTTGGCTAATGATGCCAAGAAAGGTGTTATAGTGAATTACGCGGATCATAAGATATTTATGATGCCAAAGTACTTGTTCTGGAATGATGACAAGACTACTTTCCATAAGATATATGTTTGCATCGAGCCTGCGGTATGCGTGTTCTTCACCGGTTTCGCCATGAGGCAGGACATGAAGGAGCTTGCCGGATTCTATACGGCCGGCACCGCCATCTTCCCCGCCCCGTTCTGTTTTGGCATTCGGCCACTGGAGGTGAAATACGTATTCTTCTTTACGAAAGAATTGAAATTAAGAAGATTTGTTACCTATGAGGCGAAATGTATCTCATGTGGAGATAAACCCGCTGATTGCGCTCCCAGACCATATCAGTACGGTGATTTCGGATATTGGGAGTCTGCCAATAAGTATCCGGCTAATTTTGAGTTGTATGATTCAAGCAAGATCGGGATATCATCGGGAGGATCAAAGAGGAAGGACATAATAGATTCTTTGACGAAATACTATGGGTCTCCTAAATCAGTTGGGGGTAAGTCTTATTTCACCGGTAATGGGGATAACGCTGAGTACCCCAATACGTCAACCACGTTTTGTCAGAGACCTATACGTCATTACAAGTTTCCGGATAACTCTGTCGCTCCTTTCATGGGTAATCCGTCTCAACTGACCGGTCAATATGGAGTTGACTCCTATATTTATCCTATGGGGGTGATGCTTGATGACGATATCGTTAATGAGTTTCTGGATATAGCGGTAGAGAACGGTCTTATAGATAAGGCTAGAAGAGATTCTATAATAGGATATGAGTTGTATAGGGGCGATAGGACGTTGGATAAGAGCGTTATCGGGACCGGTCTGGCTTATGATATGTTTAAGTACGATGATCCCGACGGATCGGCTAATCTTTATCCTAATTACCCTTACAACGATTTGTCTGATGATATGTATATCTATAAGGATATTAATCGTGAGAAATTTATAACGCATCCGTTTAACAGGAAGGGTAATATCTGGTATTCATTCTTAAGTCCTGATATTGCCTTTAACAAGCCTGACGCTCCCACCGAGTGCCTTGTTGATGGTTATCAATTAGGTAAATCCTCCGGTATATTCAGGGAGGTGGAGGATCACCCTAAATGGACGATATTAGGGAGTAAGGCTTACAGTATGGCAACGTCATTGGCTACGGTGGAGGCTATGGCTAATTTAATATCCGCTATAGCTGAGTATACATATCAGTCGGCTTCACAGCAATATGTCGGTGGAGGTGTGTTCTTTTTAGCCAACCCTGTCGGCATAGCGCTGACGGCTATCCGTCTGGCTACAGGTATCGCCAAGGCCACAGCCCAGTCCGTGGTGGATATAGGCAAGTATAGGTATCAGTGGTTAACGGCATTGATAGATAGGGGACCTAGACGGAACTATGCTTATTACTATACTTCTGTCGCTCATTATAATTTATTTTACCAAAAAATAGGGGAGTCAGAGTTACGTGGATTGTCAACGGCTAAATATATCAAGAGCGGGTTATATCCGGTAACAGATATCTCTTCGCAAGGGGAGACCGTAGACGGTAAGCCTATTATCATAAACAACCTCGATCGTGAGCATTCATTGTTCATGTCATTTGGTATGGATAAGTATATGCTTGAATATCCGGAGTTGGTTTCAAGTTACGATACCAGCCGTATTCAGGATGAGTGTAATATTCGTAACGATGAGGTGGCTGGTATGACGCCTCATTTTATGACACGTGAATCTTTCGTATCCTGCCCCTATATGAGGATAAAGAAATATTCTCCGGCTCAATACGGGCAGATAGAGGATATCAGGTGGGTATCGTTAGGTGGTTGCGGGTTGATGGATGAGGATAAGCGTAAACCTGTTTTTGGAGGTGATGTATTTATATCAAGGTTCTCGCTTAAGAGGAAGATGCCTATGTTTTATTTGACTCAGTTTGGTCAGGGGGACATGATACCATTCCCTTATTACGATTATCGAAACATCGGGTATCCCCGTTATTTCGTCAATTACGATACTGGGGAGGATTATCTTAACAAGACCGATACGGATACCGGATCGCTATACTCTTTCCCTAGCCGGAAGAGCGCTTATGAGATGGTTTGCAAGACCGGAGATATGTATCTTAGCGGTCGTTTCTTCCTATATTTCTATGGCATACCTCAGTTTCTTGTGGAGTCTGAGATCAATTGCAATTTCCGTATAGCCGGCCCTGAGCCTTACGAGGGGTTCTATCCGGAGGTGGGGGATTATATATCATGGACTCAGGAGCGTAATGTCCCTATATCAAGGGGTAATGTGTTTAAGATGAGTCCTGTGTATAAGAATCGATTTACGTTAGGTGGCAGGTCATTACCAGAGACGTATGATAGCAATTTTTGGGACTGCGCTTACCAAAGACCCAACGGCGTCATATGGAGCACCGCCGACGTGTCGGAGAACGGCATGACCGATCCTTGGCTGTCGTACAAGCCTATGGATTACCATGAGTTCAAGACCTCGTTCGGAAAGCTTATAAGCATGAAGGGAATAGAGTCGGATCAAATACTAGCTCGCTTCGAGAATCAGGTAGGACTATATAACGCTATAGACGTGCTGGCAGAAAGAATATCCCCGGAGAATAGCGAGCTAGGGACAGGTGGGCTTTTCGCCTCTCGTGGCATTGAGTATAATAATACGACGTTAGGATATTCCGGGACCCAGAGTCGGGATATGATCAGTTGCGAGTTTGGGCATTTTTGGGTCGATTTAAGGCGTGGTCAGGTGTTTAAGGTAGATTCTAATGGTAGGAATCTTACGGAGGTCACACCGGGGCTTAGAAACTGGTTTAAGGAGCATCTTCAGATGAAGATCATCCGTAGCCGGATATATAACGCTGATACGGACGCTGAGTTGTCTTATTATGATATTGATAACAAGTTTTTTGGTATAGGGTTGTCCATGGGTTGGGATAATAGGTTTAAGAGGGTTCTGATAACCAAGAAAGATTATATACCGGTAGGGAATCCGAGCGAGTACCAATTCCGTGGCGGCCGGTTCTACAGGAACGGGCAGGCGGTGGAGCTACAGGACGCCAGCCATTTCACGGACGTCTCGTTCACCGTTGGATATAACTGCCTGAAGGGTGAGTGGAAATCATATTTATCCTACACCCCTGATTATTATATCGAGCACCAGCATTATTTCCAGTCTGGAAAGAACTACTCAAGTGAAAGTCAGGAGATAGGTTTATGGTCTCATGGTTTGACCAACCAATCGTATCAAGTATTTTATGGTAAGCTATATCCGTTTGTTATAGAGGTTCCGGTACGTGAGCAGTACGTGAATAAGATCCTCACCAACTACCAATATCGGATGGATGCCAGAAGATATCAGGATGAGGTTAATTACCAAATTCTTAGGACTACTGGATTCAATAAGGCATGGTTTTATAATGATACGAACAACAGCGGTGAACTTCGGATGGTTATCGCCGACAAGAACGATATGAGCCAGCGGTTAAGGTATCCTGTAACCAATGACGATAGCCGTGAGATACTGGTGACGGAGGTTGATCAGAAGATAAATATAAATGACTATTTTAACGAGGTCAAAGACGATACTAATAACCTCCCGGTATGGATCAAGGACGTGAATGATATTGACCGGAAGATCGACCCTAGGGCCGTCGATTATCACCGGAGGTGGCGTGATCGTCTTCGTGGCGATTGGTTCTTGGCTAGGTTCGTGAATGACATTGAGAGCCGGTTCAAGATGATAGTGCGTTGGTTTAGCAATGAGGAGAAAGTTTATTGATTTATTAACATATAGGGGGGGGGTATTTTGCCGCCTCTCCCTTGTATATTAAAACGATATGGAAGATTTTATTGGTAAGTACGATGGTAATCAAATAGACAGTAGACTTGATAAGGTCAAGGATATGGTTGGCGCCACGGCGTCCGGGGCTGGCGCTGCGGGATTGGTGCCGGCTCCTGCTAAGGGGGATGAGGGTAGGTTCCTTTGTGGTGATGGTACGTGGAAGGACGCAGTAGCTAAAAGTGATGATGAGGATGCTTTTTTAGCTATCATCTTACAGCTTGTAGGAGATCAATCTACTACTTTGCCTCAATCTCAATATAATACTATAAAGTCGTTGTTTGATGGTAGTTCTACGTCCAATGTCAGGATGATAAGACCTAACAATTCTTTTGTAGAAGCGTTAGGTGGCGTGAATATTAATGATTTGATGGTTTTTAATGATCAAAGGAATGATTGTATCACTATTTATATCAGCGCTTCAAATAATTCCCTTAATATGGGATTTTCAGATATATCTATATCTGTTTACCCTAATTTGAATGTTGAATATATTAATTCTTCTTTAAATATAGCATCATCAGATAACACCGAGATAGTTATTGTAAGGTCTTTTGGGAATACAGAAGATAATATAAATTTTGATAATCAGCTTCATCTTAAGTTGGAAGGGACTGGGAATAAAGCATTGATGGATAATGGGTTATATCAGGATATAAGAGGTATAGACATATCAAGTTATCTATTAGAACCTGGGACTATTGATATAGTATCATCTATAACCAAATCAAAATATGATGATATAAAAAGTTATATTCTAAATAATGATCATATGTATCTTTCACGAGTGATATCTGGCTCCGGTTTTACGGCGACTTTTAATTCATATATCATAGCAAGTTATATTTATGATGCCGCTTATTTGGTATTTTTTGATCCGAATTCTTCAAAAATGAGTAAGATAAAAATTAATTATGATACTTATAAGGTAAGTACTATTGTAATTTAAATATTTGATGTTATGGCAACAGGGAAAGCTAGCGGTAAGAAGAAGGGCAAATGCCCGAAATCAGGATGTATCAAGAAAGTAGGGAGTGATTGGCGAGTGGTCAGTAACAAGACCGGTAAATTATGGCCGGCTAAGTACAAGTCTAAGGAGAAAGCTAAAGGAGCCTTGGCTGCTTATCACATGCATTAGCGTATAAACGGGTACATGATTTATTATGTACCCGTTTCGTGTTTTTAGGCTTATGATATTATGGTTATCTTTGTGAAAAACGTAATATATGTCTAAGAAGAATAAACCGGAGGAAATCCCATCGTGGATAAAGGATTTATATAAGGAGGATCTTAACCGGGTTGTCAATGGCGAGCGTCCTATGTATTTCAGAGGTATGGATGATAGTCCTTTGAGAAACGTGTCCCCGGAGTTTGATATCCTTAGCGGAGGAGCCGCAGTTAAAGGCATGAATGGGATAAGAGGTGCGTTGTCCCCGTTGAATAATGGCATGGGTAATTATAATTTCAGTATCAGGGGTATAAATAAGAAGATCGGTGAGTTGGTTGATGAGGCGGGGCTATATTTACCTGAGAAATTAAGACCTGTATATCGGACTGTGGTGGATGCTATGTCGAGTTCCAAGGATAAGGGGTTGGGTCATATCACGCAGCCGTTGGCCAACGCCCTATACCCAGCGGACGAGCGGCGGAACCGGCGCATGGACGGGGAGCATCCCGTTGGTTACGTGGATGCCATAGACGGTATATGGCCCAGAGAGAAATATGGGCTATGGGGAGAGAAGATGGATAAGAAAAAAGGGGGTGGATATGTGGCTTCAAGGGATAACACCTCCGTTGGATCTAGTGGCATAAATCTTAATACTGAATATGGTAAGAAGATAAATGATGGAGTTGACATTACCGAGATTATAGCTGGAGGTATCCCTATTATCGGGGATGTTATGGATGTGAGAGATTTTGTGGAGTCATCGAAGGCTGGGGATGGTTTAGGAATGACATTATCAGCTTTAGGGCTATTCCCGGTATTAGGTGAATTTTTTTCTTTCGCTAATAAAGTAAAGAAGATTCCTCTGCCAGAAGATAAACGTAAATTGTATGATTTTCTTGTAGATAATGATCTTGTGGATAAATATGTTCATGATGAACCTTTGGTTAGGGATTTTTTTAACAAGGATGTTCATGATAGAATTTCAAGGAATTATAACAATCTCCCTGATTCTTATAAGGCGGCTGTGGATTTGATGATTGATAATGGTGTTGATCTCCAAAATATAAATGATGTGTCTAACAAGCATATTAAGGATAAGATAGATTCTATGCTTGATGATAATGGGAAACGGTTGGAAGAAGCTTACAATCTAAGGGTATCGGCGGATTCTGATTTCGATGATTTTAGATATGAGGTATCCTCCGCTTTGGATAATAGTAATGCTAAAGGGTTTTATACTAGTAAATACAATAAGGTTGTTACTAGGAGCGATGAGAGTTTATCTAACCTATCTCATGAGTTTAGGCATAAATATGATTCAAGTAATAATTATAATAAGATTTATTTATCCGAAAATGATAAGTCATTATTAAAAGACGCTTATAGGGCTGACCCAAACTCATCAAGTAATGAGATATCAGAGAAAATAGCTTTTAATACTCAAGCTAGATTTCGCTTGTGGAATAAATTTTATAATACATATGGAAGGACTCCATCTATTGATGACCTTGATAAGTATATCGATAGTATGGATGAGATTGATGTGTACAACCTTGTGAGTGGTATAGGTAGCAATTATGCTGAAGATTATTCCAAGAACATGTTTGGAGCTACGGGAAAGGTATTGAAAGAATCATCGGATAAAATAAAAAAAGCCATTAAAAATGTTCCTGCTATTTTGCCGGCGGCTATAGTTGGTAAGATGTTGATGGATGATGATAAGGAGAAGAAAGATAAGGGAGGGGCCGTAAGCACAGGTAGGGCTTATGGAGATGGTAAATATGTAATTGATCCTGACAAATCAGAGGATAATAAGATGGTTGTGTATGATGAGATATGGGATTATCTGACCGATAAGAAGGGAATACCACAAACGCAAGCTATCGGTATCCTGTCGAACATCGCCGCCGAGTCCGGAGGGGACACCGAAGCCCTAGGAGTCGCCGGTGATTTTGGCATCCAACAATGGCTTGGACCGAGAAAGAAGGAGCTACAGCGCAGGTATGGAAAGAAACCGACGTTGACACAGCAGTTGGATTATCTAGTGGATGAGTATCAAGGCAAGGTCCCAGGGTTAGGTTGGAATTACATCAATCAAGGCAAGTTCTTTGATAAGGACGCTCAAGGCAATGTATATAATTATTATATGTACTCAAAGGCTGATTTTGATAACGCTACCAACTACAAGGACGCTACCGTAGCATGGAATCAGGGGTATGGCAGGCCTCTTGGATCGACTTTAAGAAATGAGAAGAGATTTGAGTTTGCCGATATGTTCTCTGATAGGTATGGTGTCCCGGAGAACGAGCCAATGAGATACGAGTTCGGGCAGCGGGATTCGGGCATGGGGGACGGAGGTCAGCAGCCTACCCCTGAGACGGTAGCCCCTGCCAATCCTTCTTTGGCTTCCCGCCCTTCCATAGATAGCTGGTGGGAGAAGGAGGGTCAAGATCTGTTATATAAGATGCTAGCTCAATCTGGCGCTAACAAGAAAGCTATAGAGGATATCGCTAATAACATCAAGAACGATCCCCAATCAGAGGCGCAGATAGCGGAAGCTGAGCGTATGCGCAAGGAACAGGCGAAAAGACAGTTGGTGCTTAACATGATACCGGGGTTAAGCCTTAACATAAAAGGTGTGAGTAGAAATAATAGTTAGTATTTTAATGATAAATAATTTGTTATGAATAAGTTGTTGTTTTTATTTGATGTGTTATTTAAGGGGACTTGTTTTACCCCCCCCCCCTAGTAGTTTAGGATGGGGGAATAGATGGGTAGATGCTATGGATGATGATAGGAGGATGGTTATAGCATTGTTAGTAAAATATCTAAAGGGAGGTATGTTATGAGAAGACGTGTAATGACAGGTCCCAAAAGCTTGGATGTATTGTATACATACACTTATAATGGTAATAATTGCCATACATTTGTAGCTCCAAAGTCGGCGTATTATTATGTTGAGTGCTGGGGTGGTCAAGGTAATTATGGTTACAATGATAGCGAAGATAGGTTTACCGGATCTAATGACCCTGGGTATGGTGGATATGTGGCTGGATTTATCAAGTTAGTTGGTGGTGATGTCATTTATGTGTATTGTGGAAATGGTGGACTTAAGCAGACGAGTAATGTTGTAAAATATAATTATAATGGAGGAGGTTCAGGGCATTCAATGACTAATGAGAGCGCTGGAAGGTATATCTATGAGGGAGCCGGGGGCGGAGCTACAGATTTGAGGTTGTCCAACAATAGCGATCCTCTAAATTTAGATTCTTTAAAGACCCGTATTATGGTATCCGGGGGAGGTGGTGGAGGATGTGAGTATTATATTATTGGGCACGGAGGATCAGCGGGAGGGTTGAAGGCGTATCTGGGGGGCTATGCCAAGGGAACTCCTGCATCCCAAGTAGCGGGAGGATCTAACTCCGGCAATAATTTAACTAACGGAAATGGAGGTCTATTAGGAGTGGGAGGAGGATGTGGTTTTGATGGCGTTTCGTATTCCTCTGGTGGAGGAGGAGGCTTTTATGGAGGACCAAGCGGCGGGATATCGTCGAACGCTATTCAAGCTGGTGGTGGAGGATCCTCGTATATATCCGGTCATCCTGGATGCGTGAAATATGATAAATATGTATTTACTAACACTAAGATGATAGATGGGAACGGGTTCGTATGGACAGATGTGAAAGGGGAATTAGAAAAAATGCCTAATCCTTTGGGTGGATTATATGATTTAGGAAAGGGACATATAGGCTCTGGATATTGTCGTATATCTATATTCCAATAAATATTTATATATCTAATCAGTTTAGTGTTATATTTGCGAAGTAATTAAACGTTTTAGATATGAAAAGATTGTTATTTTTATTTGCTATGTTATTGACGCCGTTCGCTTTGATGGCGCAAGAGGTAATCCCATCAGAAGGGGCTATCACTATTGATTTAACTACCTTCACCGGCATCATGGCTTTCGTCACGATGTCAGCTACGCAGTTAGCCAAGGTAGTGCCGTATATTGACACCCATAAGTGGGCTAAAGTCCTATCCGCCGTAGTCATAGGTATGCTGGTTTGTATATTAGCGTGGTTTCTAAAGGTGTCTCCATTGTTTATAGGGAGTGAATGGTGGGAGGCTCTATTATATGGAGTGGCTGTAGGTCTCAGTTCTGCCGGTTTCTATGATTTGGTTAAGGCTATAGGATCATTATTCATAAAAAGAATTTAATTCTGTACATAATAATAGCATTTGCTGAGAGACTCATCGTTGTGAAATGATGAGTCTCTATTTTTTTTAAACTATCTTTGTGTCAGAACGAAATTAATTTGATATGAGCAAGTATGTAATCAAGAGGAAGATACCTAAATATCAAGAGGCCGGGGAAGTCACCCCTATTATGCCCGGTAATGTTGTTGGTCTTCAGGGTATTGGAGTGGAGCCTTTGGTTTCGTCTACCCAGATAGGATTTGATATTCAGCAGCCTGATATTAATACCATTGATACAAGTGATTTGAGCGCTTTGGTTGACAGTAATAAGAAGGTTGATAAGTCTGGTAGTACGGATGTTTTTGATTTTACCACCATCCCTTACTATGGCGCTGATGATATAGGGTCTAGATTCACTCAGATGGGTCGTGGTATAGGGCGTATGAGAAGTGAGGGATATGGAGATTTATCCACTAGAGCTAAAACGGCTAATACGATAACCACCATAGCCTCAGGAATTAGTGGTATCATGGGATTGGCTCGTAACGTGGTTTCTGGGATAGCGTCTGAGAAAGGTACTCGTACCAATATCAGGTTGGCTCAGGAGCGTGAGGCCAGACAAAGAAGGCAATCCCAGATGCAGTACAAGGATGGTGGGGGTGTTTATCTAGGGCCTAATAATAGGTTCGATAGCGGAAGCCTTACCGGTGAGTACCTGTATCCGTTACCTAAGTCGATGGAAGATCAAGCCAACGTAGAGGTCGAGAAGGGTGAGTACGTGACGCAGCCCGGAGAGGCGCCGATGGAGGCTATGGGGCAGAAGCACGCCGATGGTGGAACCCCCGTTTCCTTGGAGCAGGGAACGAAGGTTATTACCGACGACACAACCATAGAGCCGGATTTCGCTAAATACATCAGAGATACGTATGGGATCAAAGCCACGCCTAAGGATACGTATGCTACGTTAATGGACAGGTATAAGGCTAAGATCGGTCTTAAATCGGCTTACGATGATCAGAAAAAGGCGCTGGAGAAGCTGAAGAAAAACGATAAGATAGATGACGAGAATACAAGGCGTTTAAACGCCTCCGTATTATCTAAGGCTATAAATGATAGTAACGATACCGTTAATGGCTTAGAGGGAAGGTTTACGGACTTCGCTAATGTCATATACAAGGAGCAGGAAGACCGGAAGATGAAGAAGGATGAGGATACGTATTTCGCTAAGGGTGGTGAGATAGATAACATCATATCCAGATCCATGAAAGAATACGGTCTTACGGAGGAGGATATAGCTGAGGCTAAGAAAGAGTTGCTTAAGAAAGTGGCTGGTATTCGTCAGAAGATGGAGATAGGAGGCACGTCTTTGTTCGGTCGTAAATTAACTTTCCGTCCGATCGAGAATAGGTTCAACAATGATCCTAACTATTTCGGTTATCAACGCCAAGGAACTGATGGCTCTTATGGAGGTATTAATACGGATGAAAGGTTGAATTATTATAAGACATTCAATCCGGTCGCTTACGATGCTTATATGGGAGCTTCAGAGGGCGCTAGGGCTAGGGCATTGCAAGACGCTATCTACGGTCAGACAAGTAGCTGGATGGGCTTGGCTACGGCTGAGAACCCGATCATCGCCAACGCCGAGGCGCTTCGGGATTACACGACGCTCGTTTCTTTTGGCGGTGAGGATAGTCAAGGTAATTACCCGGAAGACAAGAAAGCCGCATATCATGATAGGATGAGAGATAATAAATTAGGTTTGTTTACCACATCTCGCCCTATGATCGGTCTAGACGTTGTTACAGAGGAACAGCATAAGGCTCTTAACGATGCTGGTATCACCCATTTTAGCCAACTATTCTCTGACAAGAACAAGGATGTCGTTAATAAGATACTTGGCGAGGATATGCTTAAGATGCAGGCATTGAGATCCATGAAAGGAATGGAAGGTCTTGATTTTATACTTGACCCTCATAAGGTGGATCCCGGTCCTATGGATATAGGTGATGTGGAGGATCCTGATGTTAAGTTGGATATGCCTGAGCTGATTGATCCTAATACACTCCCTAAGACCAATACAAATGCCAGTACTAACACCGGTAAGACTAATAATGGTAACTGGAACAGGAATATAGTGGGTGGTGGCCTTGACTTCCCTGAGGTGTTCAGGATGACTCCGGGAGCCGTGACAACGGAAGGTCTGGAAAGGCATTACGCTCCTACCGTGGATCCGGTGTTGAGATCGGCTGATCAGTATATGGTTGAGGCCAATCGTGCTTTCCAATCACAATTGGATCAGATGGGTAATGTCCCGGATTCCCAGAGAGGGGCTTTATCATCCAACTTACAGGCTATCATGAGTTCCAATATAGGTAGATACATTAATAAAGTAGAACAAGGGAACGTGGCTCAAAGGACTTGGGCTGATAATGTCAATGCTCAGTCATGGGCTAATACGTACGATAAGAATATAGCCCAACGTCAAGCTTACCAGCAACGTATATTGCAGGGATTGGCTATAAATGACGAGAACTGGGGCAGGTATTTCGATAGCGTAAATGACGAGATCCAGCAGAAGTGGAATACGGCTACGACCATGAATACATTAAGGTCTATATTCGGGGATGTCAAGATCGGTCCTAATGGGCAGTTGATCGCTGATCCTCAAGGAGATATATTGAGTTATAGGAGATTATATCCTGCTCAGGAAGTAACTAAAGGCAAGAAAGGATAAAGGATGGCTTCACAATATAGTATATTAAGGAATTACGGCAAGTATGTATCGCCCTACAACATGGATGTCATGATGCAGGGGATGGGGTACATGCAGCAGAAGATAGATACCAATCGGCAGGCTATAAACGAGTATGCTGATTATATTATTAATTCTGACATTATAAAACCTCAGGATAGGGAATATCTTCAGAATAGGTTAAATGGGCTGATACAGGACGTGAATAACGTGTATCGTAAATCTAATTTGGCTTCCGACGGTATAGCCAGAAGCATACAGGCTCGTCTTGGAGAAGCTCTGGATACCCGTGTGTTGAATGCTATTGCCGGTACTAGGGAGATCCGGGCTTTTAGCGAGAAGATGGAGGATATGAAGCTGAACAATCCCAAGATGTATAGTCCTATAAACGAGGCTGAGGCTTTTGCGGATGCCGTGGCTTGGATGAATGACGGTCAGGTAGGGACACGTCTTAATCCTATACATTATACCCCTTATACGGATTACCACGCTGAGATTGATGAGAAGATGAAGAATTTCATCTCCCTTAACAAGGGGAAGAAAGTCAATGTACCGGTGACTGATGCCAATGGCAACAGGACGGGCGAGATGCGTGAGATGTATATAGATGAGATGAGTTACGCTCAGGTCAGGGATATAGCCATGGCTTCTATATCTGAGAACGGTAAGGCTCAGATGCAATTAGAGGGAAGATATATGGCTAGAACGAATCCTGACTTATTTAATGTTCAAAGCACCTCAGATTTCCTTAAAGGGTATATTGATGATTTCAGTGTCAAGGAAGAATCCATACGAGCCAAGCTAAAGGGCGTTGGCAATGACAAGGCCAAGAGGGCTAAGTTGGAGTCGGAGCTGGCGGATATTATCAAGCAGAGAAATGATTTCGTGGAGGAGGCCGAGGGCGTTATCGGTAGCAACTACAGCCCGGAGCGAGCCGGCATGTTCATGGTACGACAGCAGTTCCTTCGTGGCGTCGGGCTGAGATGGTCTTATAATAACTCATACGAGACGTTGGGTGTTGATGATTATTATTTCAAGGCTAATCAGCAGATGATGGAGAGAGCTAAGTTTAATGAGACAAAAAGGCATAATCTAGCCATGGAGAAAGCAGCGTTGATGAGAGCCAGCAAATCGGGTAAGTCGGAGAATGGAGGTGGCGGAGGTGATGACACGACCGGGCCTACCGTGGTTACCAAGAGCGCAAACCTTGACGATGTGAGCATAAGCGATGAGTTCATGAACGGGTTCATAGCCAACGAGAAGGCGGTGACTACCGGCATGGGTAATTTCGTTAAGTCATTATCAGATGACGCTAGAAGGAAGATCGACGCATGGGCGTCTGATCCTGAGAATAGTAACGTGGTCAAGGATATGGATAACGATCAGGTTATCATGGCTTATTTCAAGGCCAATGGAGGGTCAAGGAACGAGTTGCTTGATTACAATGGTCAGGATAGTTATTTGAAGCTTCTTGGATTAAATACCCAAAGAGGGAAGTATAATAAGATCAATGATGGATTCAATAAGGCGAGCAATGCTGTTTTGGATGGTATTGATACTATAATTCAGAGAGAAGCTAGATCGGACAGTGGGTCAGGTATAGATATTAGTTATGGATTCGGCGCATTCAATCTTGGAGATATTAATAACAATGGCGATAAGGTTTTTGATATAAATGGTATAAACGATATAACATTAAATGATTGGAGTAAGTTGTCCGCTTACAGCTCTTTGTTAAATGATAATATAAATACTATTAATTACGGTGTTGAAGGAGAAATGCCTCATGTATCAATGGATTCGGGTCAATCAGGTGTCTTATTGGATCGTGTGAATGATTTAATGGGAACGTCTTTTTCGCTTGATGATATTGAATCTATAATGTCTCTTGCCGTATCTGGGGCTAGTAAGAATAAGCACATTGAGGAAATAAGAGATAGGTTTGCCGGGGATAACAGGGCGATCGCTGTCGCTACCGCTATATATGATGAGGCTCATAAAGAGAGGAATGATTTATTAAGACATAAATGGAGTCGTGGGGATTTAGGTAGGATCGCTGATGACGCTAAACGTGCTGGCGAGGATTACCTGAGACAATATCGTCATGAGTATGCCGAGCGTGAGTATATCTTCTCCGGTGATTATCCGTCTAAAAGTCAAGAAGAGAAAGATTATATAAAGGTTAGTGACCTATTTACCCGTGGTGGCGGTTTTATTCCTAAGGATAAGGATAATGCCAATACGAAGATAACGTTTACCATATCCCCTATAGGTGATGGTAATTATCAGATCATTGGCAATAATGGAGGTGATGGTCGATCTGTTGTTGAGGTAAGCGAGGCTGATCTGGCTGCGAATGGACTTACTTTCTACAAAGAGGATGTAAGCATCCCGTCCGAGACCTATGATTCCGGTGTCGTACCCATATCTTTCGCCAGCTCAAGCAACAACGCTTATGGGAAGATGGCTAAGTCATTGTTGGTAGCTCCATTCGCTTACGCTAGCGGGGCCAAGGACACGGTAATGCCTTATATAGATATGTTTACGAATATAAATGACGGTAATATCAGGAAGAATCAGATGATGATCGCTACTGACGTGTTGTTCGATAACGCTTCTATGTACGAGTTAAGGGCTTCCGGATATAAGTATAATAATGGTTCTTCTGGGATAAATGTTGATATATATAGCAAAGGAGGGGCTAGAGAGGGTAATACCCCGTTGTATTCAATTGGTCTGGATGGCGTTAACTATGCTGATGAGGTAGCAAGGAAGATCGACTTCTGCCCGCAGTATTATTTGGTCATGGCATGGCAACAGATACTTAGCAAGGAGAATGAGGTGTATTGGAGGAGCGAGGGAAGATCTACTACTGATGATTTCGAGAGCTTCATCTCGCCCATAGCTGATATGATTGATCAGGAGATAAGAAACAGGAATAACGGAAATAGTGGAAATAATGGAAGCAATGGAAATCTATAATAATACCTCTAACGGAAAGGATCTTGCCGAGAAGTACAGATATCCTACCATAAACGTAGATAATATAAAGGCTATTGGTACGGATCCCTATGATATACCGGATCGTGACCTGCCTCCGGTATTGGATCCGTATTCCGCTTCCGAGAGATCAAAGTCCCAGATACCGTCATTGTCGGAGAGGATCAAGAATACTGTTAAGACAAATTATTATGATGATATGAAACATATGTCCCCATTAGGATATATGGCTTATGATCAAAGCTATAAGGGCAGGTTTAATCTTACTGGTCCGGAGATATCGTTGGAGGATTCAAGGTATCGACTTAGTAGCGGTACTTGGATACCTAAATACGAGTCTTATATCCCCGGTGTAGATAACGACACACGTTTATCTAGGAGTCGAGGTAGGACTGAGAAATGGATGAGAGGTTTGGGGAAATTTGTAGGTAAAGCCGCTTTGTATGGATTAGGTGGTGTTATTCAGCCTTTTTATGGTATTTACGCCGGTGTATCCAGAGGTAATTTTAACGCTGTTTTTGATAACGATTTCACGAGATGGTTGGATGATCAGGACAAGAAGATGGATTACGGTCTTGCTCATTATTACAATCGTGAGGAGCGGGATATGAATTTCCTTCAAAGCATGACCACGGCTAATTTCTGGTCTAACGATTTTTTATCCGGTCTTGCTTTTACCGCTGGAGCCATGTTATCGTCAGCCGTATATTCCGGCGCTGGATTGATGAACTTAGCTCGTACGGGAGCTAGGACGGGCGTGGTTTTGGCTAGGATAGGCAAAGCGGCTTCGGATACCAAGAAAGCGTTCGGCGTCTACCTTAGGGCCGCCCGTACGGGACGGAGGATAGGCAAGGGACTGGACACCCTCGCTTTCCTTGGCACATCTACCTCGTGGGAGGCGTCTGTCGAGGCCAGAAGCATGCTGATGGAGGCTGAGGAGAATTTCAGGCAGTCTTACCGTAACGCTTATGGAAGGGAAGTCCCATATGAGGAGCTTATGAAGTTCAGAGCTGACAATGCCAATGCCGCTAATGCCGTATTTGCCGCCAACGTCGGCATATTGTCATTATCCAATATAGCTATGTTCGGCGATATGTTCGGCATGGATCTTGGTGTGGATAAGTTCATAAAACGCAATATATTTGGCGTAGGTGCCGAGAGGATGGATAACGGTACGTTAAGAGCCATAACACCAAAGAAATGGCAGAAGGTAGCCGGAAATACGTTCAATATCATCAAGCGCCCAGTGTCAGAGGGTCTGTATGAGGAAGGTCTTCAGGGAGTGGCTAGTAAGTCCGCCAAGGATTGGGTAGAATCAAGATACAATCCTATGACTATCCGGCAGAATATAGGCTATATGGAGGCTATAAAGAATGGGTTCAAGGAGACGTACGGGTCTAGCCAAGGATGGAAGGAGATCGGTATCGGTATGATTATCGGATCGATTATGGGTGGAAAGACTATTGGGGGTATAAAGGAATGGAGCCAAGACATGTCCCGGAACAAGGGGATGGTGGAGGCCTACAACGCCAATGCCGGCGCCTTGACCGAGGCCGCTGTCCGTGCTATTCGTGGCAGTATGGCTCTTAACGCTCAATTATCTGGCGTAGACACATCGTACGAGAGTGATGGTAGGATCATAAACAAGGATTTTAGTGACGCCGTATTCAATCGTCTCCGTTATGATTCGGAGATGGGGATGTTGGATGATACCAAGGAGAATTTCAGGACGGTAGTCGAATCTATACCTAATAGCGATATAGCGTCCGATATGAATATGACGGATGAGCAGGTTAATGAGTATAAAGCCGATCTTGTCAACGAGTTTAATAAGAAGGTGGATAATTTTACCATGGCCAACAGATTCGCCGACTCACTTACTGAGGGTATCCCGAACAGGTCTTTTAACGCCTATATCTCCAATATGGTATATAACGGTATTGAGGCTAAGGATAATTTGAATGATATCACCAATCAGTTAAACAGGATATATAAGACGGGTATAGGTGATGCCCTTGATATATACTCTCATCTTAATCCTGATTCAAGCAAGGCTCTCGAAAAACTCCGGAAGCTGACGAATGATATACGGAAGATGGAGAGGAATATTTTAAATACTCAACAAAAGGTCGCATCGAAGGAGGCAATTGAGTCTGATAAGACTAAGTTGGCTGAGGAGAATGATAGGCTTCTTAAATTGACGGAAGAAAGAATTGCCTTGGAGAGAAAGTTAAGCACGTTGATTAATTCAGATGTGGATATATCTAAGTTATCTTTAAATGATAATGATTCTAAGATTAGCGCCTCAGATCTTATGGCGGCTTATGAGACTATAGTTGATTTTGAGAATGCCGTGTCTACCCGTGGGGTCGATAATCATAAAGAGGCCATGGCGTTGCTTAGCGAGTATCGTCATAATCTTGTGGCTTATAAGAATATAAACGAGTCTCTTCGTCGTATGCGTGACAGAAGATTCATCCGGGCGCAGGAGCGCGGGTTCATGAAGATATTGTTGAACGCATGGGGTAAGACTTATGAGGAGGATGATAGCAAGTATGATTTCAGGAATACTGATAATCCTGAAGCAAACGCCCTTTACGCTAATGATCAAGCCATAGACAAGGCTTACCAAGATGGTCTTATAGGAGAGGATGAGGCATTTATGTTCAAGACATATAATCATATGATAGCCAGATCTATGGAGAATGAGATTAAGGCTGATGAAAGTAATATAGTTGAGAGGGTTCCTGATAATGAGGATATTATAAATCCTTCAGATGATAGAGCCAATGATATAGCCATAAAGATCTGGAACGGTAATGAGGATATTTTATCTCCTAGGGAAAAGCAGATATATGATAACAATAAGGATCGTATTAATAATCTTGTAAAAGGATTTGGCGATAATCCTATAGCTAGGATAAATAGGGCTAAGTCAATGATAGATAGATTAAAGATCAATGATAATGTATCAGATAATATTAAGGATAATATTGATGATATCATAAATGTGAATATTAATGGTCTTGATCAGGATCGGGTTAAGGAGGCTATAAAGACCTATAACGATCTTATGAATGAGGCTGGCAATGGCAATGAGGTTGACCAGGATAAGCTTAATGAGGCTATTGATATTATCAATAATTATTCCGATGGTCCTCTTCTTCAATTCGTGGAATGGATGAGGTTGTATGATAACGGAAGTATAGCTGTCAAGGATTACGATAAATCCATACCTATGGGTGATGTCCTCACAGAGGGCGAACCCGGGACACCCACCGGCAGGACGGAAGTTAACGCCGCCCAGAATCCGGTGGTGTTGATGGCTCAGAAGAGAGAGATCGGTGGGGTTATGTATTATGAAGTTGGCGGAATGAGACTTGACAGGTTTATGGACAGTCTTGGGCTTAAAAGATCTGATGCCACTGATACTGATAATGGAAGGGTGATGGATTTCACCAACGGAACCGACATATTTACTGTTATAGAGTCAGATAACCACTCAAGATGGATGATTAGCGAGGATGACGCTCAGGCTTTCGAGAACGCTACCGGTGTCATATTGGGGCGGCAAACCGCCTTGTCGACCTCCATCTGGTTCATGGTGTATCGCAAGGGGCAGGATGGATCTATTGTCCCTTATTATACGGGTGATACGTTTGGATCTAACAACGAGTCGGTGAATCAGGAAGCCGTAGCTAATCTCCGTAAGGATAATATCGTAAGGTTTAAGATGGATATGTCAGATCCATATACCAAGGAATTGTATGATAAATACAATAGCCTTAACGCCGTTGACCCTAATTCTGATGAGACTAAGTCGGCTTACCGAGAGCTGGTTGATAATATGGTTATTAAGATCGTGGATAGCGACGGCAATTTCGTCTCGGTACTGAAAGCCAATGACCCGGATTCAAAAGGAAGTAACGCTGATTTAAGGAGTAGGGCCTTTGAGTTATATAGGGATAATATAGGATCTGTTACTGGCGAGATTGATATACCGTTCGTAGGTACAGTTACCAGTGTTTTGCCGGGAAGACCTAATTTTAGCGTAAGTGATGATAATGGTACGTTGATGGTATCCGAGAATGATTTTACCAACGAGACGGTTGGTAAAGTCGAGAGCGTAGGATATATAGAGAATGGGGAGGTTACGATGAGGGATGATATTAAGTATAATATATTCCCGTTCTGTACGGCTATCGTCAGGGACAAGTATGGTGACTATAAAGATTCACGTATCCCGGTCGTAGCTATAAAGACAGGAAATGGAAGAAATTACCTGTACCCCGTAAGATTGAAAAATCAGGATATATCGTCATTCTCATCCATGATCGGATCGATGGCTGATAGGATTACGGAGGGTCTAGGCGGAGGCGTAAGTATTGATGATATAATGGATCTTAATAACGCTATAGCCAGATCAGGGTTGGATAATAAGACATATATGATTCCGCTGGCGGGAGACGTGGATGTTATCAAGAACCGGCTTAAAGCTGTCAAGGAAGCGGCTAGCAGGATGCCTATGACCGCTGACGTAAGAGGATGGATAGGTGATTCCAGAACTAAGGAGGATATTTTGATGAATGACGTTACGATCAACATCGATCTTAACAACGATCCTTTCATAGCTCCTAAGTTTAGGATGAGTATCAAGGAGAACAAGGTATCCAAGGAGGAGACGGAAGTCTCGTTCCCTAACCTGCCGGATCTGCCATCGGAGTTCGCCTCGCCTACGAAGGCGGCCGAGGACAAGTCTTTGGTTTCCGACGGTAACGTAGTATCCGGAGAAAATGAGGCGGAAAATCCTTGCTAAATAAAATATCTTGACTTATCTTTGCGGCGTCAGTCCATCACCTGACGAGTAAGATATTTAAAAGTTGGTCCCTGTCGGGTGTGCGATGGCCCCGGTGGGGACTCTTTATATTATGCAACTAGATTCTTTTTTACATCGGAAGATCATGCAAGACCTACGCATCCAGCGAGTGAAGGTCTTGATGATGTTATATACCAGTCATTATTTTGTCAATAACAGACAAAGGCAGTTGCTTGACCATACATACTCATTAAGCAGGGATCAGGCTTTCGATTATATGACTGAGTTCAATAAAAGGCTTAGTGATAAGGTTGGTATAGAATGTACGATGGATATTCTTCTGCCTACCGATGATGATAACGCTAATATCATAATCGAGTACAATGGCATCATTAAGAAGTTGATGAGGGAAGCCGAGAAGCTGGAACTTGACACTGACGCTATCAAGGATATGATGCGCGATCTTCTTAATGAGTTGAAAGATGATATTGATCTTAATATCTTGATATTTGACGTAACCCAGTTACTTATAAAATACAATCTATTTAGGTTGGATGCTATAACCGAGCAGGAGTTCAAGAACTCTTTTGTCAGGATGGATAGTAGGAATATGGAGATAAAGAAACTAACTTTATCTGATATCAAGAAGGTGGTGGAGATGATAGAGGATAGGTATAGCTACGCTTTATATATGACAGAGGAATATGGCTGATTACATTTTTTGTAAAAATATCTCCTGTTTGTTTGTAGTTTCAAAATAAGGTCTTATATTTGCGGTGTCCATCCGTTATTGGGCCATAAGAAGATATTAACTCGCCTAGGCGTAGGCGATAGATGAGGGCTATTGGTGGAATAACGGACGCCAATGGTCCTTGTTGTTTTATATTATGGATAAAGAACATATTTTGAAGTTATATGACGATTTGAATTATTTTTGTCAAAAGAGAAAGTTGAAATATACTGATCCTCCATTATATTCAGAAGAACTATATGTTGTTGTAGGGAATTTTGTAGACGATCTTAAATATGTTGATAATAATGACGTTTTAATTATCAAGGATTGCACTATAACTTCAAGTGATAGCGATTATGGTAATTTTATTCATTATGCATTGATAATGCTGTTTGGTCATAGTGATTTTGATTTCGATTATACCTTGATGTTGTACAATCGTTTTATATCGGCAGCTATAGAATATGAGGATGAATTATATAAATATGGCTATGGAGAATATATTCTTGATAAGATGTGCATAGATCATATGTTTAATGGCGTTGTTTATAATATAACTATATTGAATACGGATAGTAACATTGATAGCATTAAATTCACTATTTCCAATAAATTGAAAGCTAATAGAAAATTGGCCGAGTTTGTGAGTAGAATGATGCCTAGATGTATGAGTTTTGATATTTATGATTTATACGATTTTACAATGTGTGCTATTTCTTCATTAAGGGAAATATCACGTAGTGATAATAAAAAGATGCAATTTACTTATATTGGATTAGATGCAAACAATGGTCTTGTAAAGATTGGTAAATCTAAGGATATATGTGTAAGAGAGAAAGCGTTGAGGGTTGCTAATGTGTATTTTCACATGATAGCATATGTAGATAAGGATATAGAGTCTATTCTTCATTCTAAATATAGTGTATATAATATTGATAGAGAATGGTTCCATTTAAGGAAAGATCAAGTCGAAGGCATTATTAAAAAACATGATTTTAATATTGTAGAAAATAATAAAAGATATTTTGATCGTATAGGAGATTTTCGCTAAACGATAAATTCCATTTTTTTTGTAATTTAGGATTGAGCTTTTGCCTGTCCGTGAGGATCGGCAAAATGATTTGTACTTTTCAGTAGAAACATAAGGTTTGTTATTATGTTGTTATTTTGGTATCCCGTCCGCTCGTGAGAGTAGATGGGATTTTATATCTTTGTAACAAAACGATTTAGTAATGGGCAGATCTTGTTATGTTATAAAAAATAAGGAGGGTAGGGTAGATAATGTCCTTGCCCCTAATAACCAACCATCCGGATTATACCAAAGGGCGATGGAGGTGTTGGGCGACCAGAAGCAGGCCTTATCGGTCTGGGGTACGGCCTACTCCCCCGACTTCGTGTCTTTCTTTGGCGATTGGATGTCCATGCCATCGGAATACGACTTAGATAGCAATGGGGAACCTAGGTATGATGATGTCATGTCCTTTATCAAGCGGAAGAACTATTTCGCTGGCAATTTCATGGCCGATGAGGTTAAGGATATCAATAACACCCTTACTTCCTTGGGAGTCGATAATATCAATGATCTTAATGATATGATTGTATCCAATTTCCTTTCCGGCGGTGATATATTCCTCAATAGGTACAATCTTGAGAGGTCCGGGATGTATGACGCCGATGAGATTGATAATATCATGACCAACAGATCGGCGTATGAGCAGGTAAGGGATATGATGAGGAGGATTGTCGATTTTATGTCTGACGGGGATCTTAATGAGAAGGATATGTATTTCCTGTCCTCCGAGTCAGGCCTTGGTGATGATTATATGATATATGAGGATACATATGACTCGTTAGGGAAGAGAAGGGGCTTGAATCCAATAGAGGTAAGGGATACGATCATGAGGGCGGTAGGCGGTATCAGCGACCGCCGGGAGTTCGATCAGGCTTTCGCCCCCATCCCATACCCTTCCTTGGCACTCCGGTATCAGGAGGATCAGGATTACGCAGATCGGATGTATGACACGTATCGTAATATGACCCGTATGGAGGTTCGGAGTCAGGACGGAAATACGATTACCGACTCGTACTTCAATAGTACCACACCGTATATCAGTATGCCTAAGGATATGAAGGGTCTAAGGGATAAGGTTGGGGAGATAATCGATATGGATGATTTTAAGGACATCAAGGACGTTGCCGGACGTCTGTATGGCATAGCCATGGATCTTGCCGACATGGGCGTGGATATAAGCGATGCGATCAGCGATGAGATGGTTATATCCAGACCGGAGGATATCCGTGATCTTATGGCATCGCTGGATGTCATGTTATCTTCCATACAGGCCGGCAATCTGGTATACGATAGCTTTATCTCCGATCTTGATAGGATAACAGGAAAAGGGAACCCGATATACGAGGTTAAGGATACTTATTCTACTGGGGATAGGATGGTGTATGTAAGGTCCGGGAATACATCTCCTTCCGATATGTATGATAGGAGCATGTTGTATATGGGTAGGAATACGTACCATAACACGGCCCCGATAACCGACACCGATCAGGCCTATGAGATGTTGGCCGATATCGGGATAGAGCGGCCCTCGTACTTGCCGGCTGGCGTGGTTCCCGCCGGGGCTTCCCGTTCTGATATTGGTGTGGTCAAGGATAACATAAAGAAGCTAGTTATGTCCAACATCTCATCCTCGAATACCGAGAACATGATCCTTACCAGATTAATATACCAACATCCCGTGACTCCTGAGATGGATGATGTCGATATTGATCGAGAGTTCAGGAGATACGAGGCTAGGCAGGGAAAGGATCGGGATTTTATCAAATCCTGTACCTCGTTGAGGAAGATCCAGATCAAGGAAAGGTTAAAAAAATCGGATTTATATAATAATGTCTTACGTTTCCTTGATTTTAATGGATTTTATAATGTATCTTTGAACCACCATGACAGAGGTACGTTAAAAAGCATGGAGATGTCGTTGCCGGAAGGTCAGGTAAGGGATCTTCTGTTTGACGTGGCTATCGAGTCCGGTGACAGTAGCATGAGAAACCTTTTCTATCTGGATGGTCAGGATAGGATGATGGATGTCGGGTTTTACAGGTATCTGTACCAAAGGAATCCGGGCCTGCTCCGGGAGGTCAACGGCGGCGTCGAGGTGAGACCGGACGGTTCGTTCTTGGCTCGTGGGAGGTATGATGATTTCGTGTCATTCCAATCCGGTTTATATGAGAAGGTAGGTGAGACGGTTGATGGTGCGATATACAGGTTCGTTGATGATCTTATATACTCCGATCCATCATCATATCAAGAAAACATGGTACGAAGGATGGGTGACGTTACGGTAAGGAGTGACGATAACCGCCTGTCAAGGATAGAGGATAATCCCTCATCCAGTAAGATAGTTAATGAATACACTACTAATACAAATAAGTTGATGCGAGATTTTTCGTGTAGTTAATCTCTCTTTGACGTCGTGAGACGTTTTCTTTCGAGCATTGAAACATTGGATTTTATAGATTTGCGATGAATCCGGGTCGTAGTGATACGCTCCGGATTTTTTTGTCTTGTATCGGTTCTTATTAATCCCATTTACAAGACATGACGTACTTTGATGATGACACATATCACGATTTTAGGGCTGTTAATTTTTGAACTTTGTAACGCCCGCCATCAGGTGGGGTTATTATTAATTCAAAAATAAATAGACATGGGTACAAGTGGAGACAAAATCGTTTTGTTAGACGGTATGGGTTCCGGTAGTGGAAGCGCCACTAACGGTTTATTATCTATGATTCCGGGGATGTTCGCCAATTTAATAGGCGGAAATAAGATGGATCCGAACTTGGTAGCGGCTTTGATGAACGGTCGTAACAACCAAGACGGTTTCGGCGGGGCTAACGGTTGGTGGTTGTGGATCATCGTCCTGTTCTGGTTATGGGGCGGCCGTGGCTTTGGCAATGGTTTTGGCAATGGTAATGAGTGTTGCGCTAATGGTCTTCCCGCTCAATTGAATAACGACTATGGTCGTGAGTTGTTGATGCAGGCCATCCAAGGTAATAGAAGCGCTATCGATCAGATCGCTAACGCCTTGAACTGTACTACCACTCAATTGCAAAGCGCTATCTGTAACGTACAAGGCGCTATCGATAAGGTGGCTGGTCAGGTAGGTATGACCTCTCAGGCTGTTATTAACGCCGTACAGCAACAAGGTTGTGAGATCGGTAATCAAATTAGCTCTTGCTGCTGCAATTTGAGTTCTTTGATCAACCAAAGCACTTGCCAGACTCAGCAGATGATCAACAATCAAGGTTATGAGAATCGTCTTGAGACATTGAATCAGACTAACACGTTACAAAACACTATTAATCAAGGATTGACGAACAATCGTGAGCAAGCCACGAGTCGGTTCAATATCTTGAGCGCTAAGATTGATGCTCAAACAACCTTGATTAATGATAAATTCTGTCAATTGGAAATGCGTGAGATGCAGAATACGATCAATCAGTTGCGTGATGAAAGGTCGGCTTACCAAGCCTCCGCGTTGACTCAGCAACAGACTCAGAATTTGATCAACCAGTTGAGACCTACCCCTGTGCCGGCTTATCCTTCATGCTCTCCTTACCAGACTTATGGATGGGGTCAAGCATTTTATGGAGGTAATTACGGATGTGGGTGCAACAATGGATGCTGCAACAACGGAAACGCCGCTATTTAACTCTATAAAGGAAGGAGGCTATTATGGCTTGTGTTTCTAAAATAGGGTCTCTTTATGAGTTGGTCACGAAGAACGTGGTAGTGACTACTACCAACACCATCTTCGGCATCAACCCAAGGATATGGCTGTCCTTGCCATGCGAGGGCCTTCTGCTGCTGAAAATCCGGCAGGTGGTTCCGACAACAGGCGAGACATTGCCAGTACAGATAGCTGTCCCAGCGAATAGCACCGTATCCACGGTAGGTGATGACACATGCTGCCCGGTAACCGGCGTGGCTGTGGTGAACCCGATCAACGTGGCTGTGACCGGAGCGGCTATGGTTAACAACACCGAACGCCTTGTTTATTTCAATAAGGTAAGGGGTGTATTGAGGCTCATGGATTGCTGTGTGCCTACAACTTCCGCCTCGGCGTCGGAGACGACTGTTGATGAGGAATAGGTTAGATTGGATGTCTAATGGGAGGGTATTCCCTCCCGCTTAAAAATCGAGATATGTTTAGAGACTTAAAGAAAGGATTTCAAGTATATACGCTGGATACGTCCGATGTTCCGGTGTTCAGGATGGGGAATGTGGTTAACGTGTCCGAGCCTAGGTTCCAGCAACCCCAGATGGGTCAGATGGGGCAATATCAGCAACTACAGGATAGGGTGATAGACCTTACCGTGGAGATAAACGGGTCTTCCATGACCTATGTCGTACCGGAGAGCAGGGATGTCGCTATGTCCAATAACATAACTTTGGCCTGCTCGGTCGATCCGATCATGAACCAGCTTAACGCCGCTAAGAGAACCAGCTCCGATATTCTCGATAGTATCGATAAGCATAGGAGGACACTAGAGGCTTGTGATTCGATCCTTGAGGAAATCAATCCGGCTTTTAAGCAGACTAAGGATCAAGACCGGAAGATCAAGAATCTTGAGGAGAAAGTCGATAGGATGGGATCCTCTTTCGATGAGCTAAAAGAGTTGTTAATTAAAAAATTAGGTTAAGATGAGAGTTATAGATTTAGGCGGCGGCCACGATGAGGACTACGATGATGAGATCTACGATCGTAGAGGCGGCCGTGGACGTAGCAGACGTTCGGATGGGACTTACATGGGTTATGGTGGTGGAATATACGACCACTATGGCAAGGAGCATGACGGCAGAATGGATGAGCTAGAACGCCGTGAGCGTGATCTTGAAAGACGCGAGAGGGAGCTGGAACGTGACGAGCGTGAGCTTGAGAAACGCGAGAGACTCCATGAACGTGAGGACGAGATGTATCGCAGGGGATGGTTCGGTGAGCGTGGCATCCGTGACGAGTACGAAGGTACCGAACCGTATATGCGCAGGGGACGCAGGAGTCGTTACTACTGAGGAGCAGACGCCGATGACCCGGATTATAAGCGGTATATAGACACCCATGGATATCACTTTTCCAAGGAGCTGGCTAGGGAAGCCGCTGACAAGATGCTTAACGCCGACGGGTCCAAGAGAAGATGGACGATGGAGGACGCTAAGCAGATGTTCGATAAATGCGGGGCCAAGAAACCTGATAACGCCACTTGGGGAGATATCCAATATCTGTTCGCTATGTTCTATAGCGACTACTTTCCTAAGGTATTGGATTGCGACCAGAAAATAGTCAAGGCTGTCTTGGCTTATCTGGAAGACCCTGACGCCCCGGAAGGGACGGCGTTCGTAAGGTATCTGGCGGTGCGGTGCTTCGTCGGTGACACAATCAAATGGAGTGATATGATTTAGTTTGATACAACGTTGGAGAACCCTGTCGGCAATAGAATACCGATAGGGTTTCTTTTTGACCGTAGCTTTATTATGATTACATTTGTTCGAGGTAGATCTTTTGTTCATAGGAAGGGTGGGCGGGAATGAAAAAAGGCATCCTCACGGACACCCTTCCCCTTTGGTTGAAAATCACTTAAAACATTATGAGTTACTACACCGCAAATATAGATAATTAAATACAAACTGCAATGGGTAAGGGGTATTATTGGATAGAGCCAGTGGATCAGACGTTAAATGATTTCCAATTTTATAAGGCACGTATCGTAGGCGATCCTGAATATGACGAGAAACATCATCGTGTTATATTGAGGACTGATAAGTATTTCCCTGTCGGAAGTATCTTCCATGTCTTAAAAGACCCAGAGATGTTTGTTATAGAGAGGAAGTTTAAGACATGGGGGAATAAGTATGTCGTTAAGCCTTGTGAGGGTGAATGGGAATGGGATTCTGTCCAGAAACTTAAAGACAAGGCTATTATATTCCGTAGCGGATTCCTGCACGGGGACGGCAGTTTCTGACACTTACCCGTATCCCCCCCTCCCCTCGATTTCTTGGTATTTATGTATATAACTATATTTGAGCAAAAAATAAGTGTAATATGGCAGATTTTCAAGGTAAATACAATGGTGATCAGATAGAGCAGCTTTTGGATAAGGCTAATGATATTGATCTTACCAAATATGCTCTTAAGACGGATAATGCCCCTACCGCCACGAAATTACAGGCGGCTAGGACCATAGCGCTGTCCGGGGCTGTTACCGGTAGTGTCTCATCGGACTTCGGAGGCAACGTAACTATCTCCACGACATTGGCCAATTTTGATGCCTCTAAGATCGCATCCGGAACCATCAGCATAGATAGGTTACCTAAGGCGGCTTTGGAGAGATTGGTCGTGGTAGCTGATGATACGGCTAGATTCGCCCTTACCACCGCTACGGCTCAAAGCGGTGATACGGTAAAGGTCACGTCTACAGGTAAGATGTATCTGATAAAAGACGAGTCTAAATTGAACAGTGAGGATGGGTATGAGCCTTACACGGCCAGTCAGGCTTCCTCCGTGCCTTGGTCCGGGGTTACGGGCAAACCAAGTACCTTCACCCCTCCCACGTCCTCCGCTACCGTTCTTGGCGGTATTAAGGTAGGATATACGACTTCCGGGAAGAACTATAAGGTACAGCTGGATTCGTCCGGCAATGCTTACGTTAACGTTCCGTGGACGGATACCAACACGACATACACCAATATGGGAGCCGCTTCTGCCTCAGCGGCGGGAAAGGCAGGTTTGGTCCCCGCACCTGCCGCCGGAGCGCAAGCCAAGTATCTTCGTGGTGACGGGACATGGCAAACGCCTCCTAATACCACATATAGCAACATGGGCGGAGCAACGTCCTCAGCCGCAGGCTCGGCGGGATTGGTACCAGCGCCGGCTGCCGGCAAGCAAGCGTCGTTTTTGCGTGGTGATGGCACATGGGTGGTTCCGACAAATACCACATACGCTAAGGCTAATACCACGACCTTAGGATTGGTGATGATCGGATATTCGGAGAATGGCAAGAATTATCCGGTGGAGTTGGATAGTAGTGGTAAGATGTATGTCAACGTGCCTTGGACGGATACTAATACAACGTATGGTGTTGTAGGAGCTAACGGGTCCACGGGGTTGGTCAAGAACGGCAGTACCGTGACAAGCGCCTCTGGATATACGGCTTGTCCTATCGTGGGTGGTATCCCCTATTATAAGGATACGAATACTACCTACGCCAATATGAAGGCGGCTACGGCTTCTGCCGCCGGTGCTGCGGGATTAGTTCCGGCTCCCGCCGCTGGTAAGCAGACGTCCTTTCTTCGTGGTGACGGGACATGGCAAACGCCTCCTAATACCACATATAGCAACATGGGCGGAGCAACGTCCTCAGCCGCAGGCTCGGCGGGATTGGTACCAGCGCCGGCTGCCGGCAAGCAAGCGTCCTTTCTTCGTGGTGACGGGACATGGGTCGTACCTACTAATACCACATACGGATTGGCCTCTACTACAGCTAACGGCTTGTTGAGACGGCTTAATGGCAGTACATCCAGTTTCATGCGTGGAGATGGCACTTGGGCTACACCTCCTAACACGACATATGCCGTGGCCAATGAGTCTACTGACGGTTTGATGGCGGCCGCCGATAAGAAGACCATGAACAGGCTTATAGGGGTTAATACGGTCACGACATTAGCTAACCTGCCTATTAGCAAGAGAAGTATCACGGCTACGTTATCAGCCGCTACCACCCTATCCGTGCAGTCAGGGATGCAGATAGGGGAGGAGCTGATGATCAGGTGCGTCCCGTCGGCGGCCTTCACGCAGGCTATACCCAACTCCGGGGCTTATGTAAGCATGAGTGGTACTTCTATAACCACTACGGCTAACAAGCCTTTCGAGATAAATATCTGGTGTTACGCTTCAGGTAAGTATAGTATCGCCGTTAAAGAACAAGATTAATGATATAAGATATGAGCTACGTATATATAAACAGGGAAATATATCCCAATCAATTAGTTCAGGACGATCCGCTTGATGATAATTACGCCAAGGGCTATAGTTATGATGATTACATTAACGGGAATCCCGCCCCATGGATAGAGCTTGGGGAGGAGCAATTGGCGTTCAAGGAGGCTAATCCTAAAGCTACGGTTAAGGAGATTATCGAGGCTAAATTGGATGACTCAAGGCTTCTTAATGAGGAGAAATCGGCTAAGTATGAGGAGATCAGGACTTATGAGAATAATAATCTTCATGAGTTTTTCTTGGATGACCAAAATATCTATATCCCTGAATATGATAGGCGTAACGCTTTGGCTGATGGGGCTATAGCTGGTAAGATAACGATCATGGGTCTGAAGTTTGATATGACGGAAGGCAAGATCTTGATCGGGATGATGGATAAGTATGATAATGATCTGATGTCGGCGTTAGGAGCCAAACAGAGGGAAGTAAGCTTAGCCACTACCGTAGAGCAGGCGAGGGCTATTGACGCTCAGTCCGGCTATCCAGATAAGGTAAATATCACCATGACTTATGTCCGGCAACAGGCAAAGGAGAAAGATGTCTCCGATCCTCAGAAAGTGGCTGTCAGATTCTCCAGAATGGTGGTTAATAACAAGACTATATCTTTATCCCCTAATGAGAAACTGGATGTTAAGGTTCTATTCCCTATATGGGGACAAGAAGGGGCGGAGTTCGGGTTGTCGGTGGATGCCGGATTCTGTCTCAGGGTGGTGAAGGACGATACGGATATCCTTTATGAGGTTATTCAACAACATACATTATCAAAGGAATGGGAACCCGGATTAAATACGGCTTCCTTATACAAGGTCATTGATAAGGAGCATGCCGGGACCATAGGGGATCCTATCCCGTATTTCCCTCCAATGGAGATATTCAAGGATAAATATTACATCCAGAACGCTGATGTATATAAGTGCACTAGGGATAGCGGAACTCCTCTTAGTCATAATCTAAAGGACTTAGTAGGGTTGTATGTTGAGGTTGTACAGGGCTAGTCGTATCTACCCCCCCCTATATTTGGCTTGTGATATGATACAAGTTATCTTTGGCATAATAAAATGACATTTGTAAATATATTTAAGTATGGCATCACAAAAATTCGGTTTCGTAACCGTCGACCCGGTATCAGGATCAGGAGATCAGGCGGTTAATTTCTCCGGTGAGAAACACACCGGTCGTCTTCGACGCACTATCAACCTTACGGTCACCACGAACGGCGGGGCTAAGAAGGCGTTGGTAGTTAATCAGGCAGCGGCTGCTGAGGTGGTAAGATCAGACAGCCCTAACGCTTCCGTACAAAAGACAGGCGGTAATGTTACCATCACCGGTAAGTCTAACAGTACTAAGCTTACGTTCGCGGTCACGCCGGCTGAGGAGAACGGGCTTACGTTACAGCTCCCGGCTAACTACACGGCGGCTGGAAAGACTACGGCTAACGGAGCGGTTATCGCCGACGATCCCGGATCCGCTGGCGAGTTCGTTTGGAGCATCACGATCTCGGACGTACCGGCCAACGTCACGATCGAGGAACTGACAGCTACATTGAAGGTAACTGCCGCTGGTGGCCAGGTAGCCAACGTGACGGTAACGCAAGCCGCTGGAGACTCTACTATCGAGCTTGACAAGGAGATTATTAACTTGGATGTAAATGGTACTCAACAGACGGTTAACGTAACATCTAATGACAGCTGGACATGGGCGCAAGCTGCGGCTAGAACCGTATTGAAAATGATGGGACGATAATCAGTTTCTTTTCTCTTACTCAGACCCCGATCGACTAAAGCCGGTTGGGGTTTATTTGTTTTGCTATCTTTGCAATAGAACAAAAATAATACAACTATGGCTAATGATTTGAATATTAATTGGAAGGACGGGGTAGGCGAGGTAACGGACCAGCCTCTGACCGTCAGTCCGGGGTCCGGGGCCGGAAGCGCCCCCGTTTCCTTTGGCTCGGTGATGAACAACGGTCTTGATCGGACTCTTGAGCTGGAGATAACAATTCCAAAAGGTGTTAAGAAGACGCTCACGGTGAATCAGGAGGGATGCCGGCAGGCTTATATCACGAGCGACGGCAAACGATGGCTGACTAGCGACAATCGGGTGTATGGGGTTTTGAAAAGCGATGCTCCGTGCGAATGCATAGGTGATTGTCCTTGATATTTTGTTTTTACGAATTTTGTAATTACATTTGTGGCGCATGTCCATCACCATGCTTTTCGTCGCTAATTTATTATAAGGGATACCGGTCTGTGATGGGATCGGCATCCCTCTGTTTTTTAATATGGAGAAGATAAATGTTTTCGATGTTCAGATTCCTGATGGGAGACAAATCCGTTGTATATCGTATAATAAGGTTACTTATTTTGATCTTGACGATGTAAGTTATGTTTTGACTCATATGACCTACATGATGTGGCTGACACTAAGGTCATGAGCGAGTTCCTGCACCGTGAGGGTGGTCGTTATTGGACTACGATAGATGGCGTAAGGCAGTTGTATCGTAGGATTGAGTGTAAGATGTGTTTTGAGGTTATAGAAAAATTAAAGGAGTTATGAGAGAGATGGAATTTGATTTCGTGATATATCCGTTGAAGTTGATTATCACGGTTGGATTGGATTATAAGACATTGTGTGATCGTTTCGAAAATATGGAGCCTGAACACGAGGGGAAATGGGGAGATGAGGATGATATGGACAAGGAGGCGTCTTTCGCGAATTTGGTAAGGGATAGGGATGATGACGATAAATTCGCCATACTTTGGAATTTTTCGAGCGACGATGATTTAATAATGAGAAATATATGTCACGAGTCATTCCATATAGCAATGAGCGTATGTCAGTTTTGCAATATGTCTCTTGGTTTTAAGGTTGGAGAGGATGAACACGCAGCGTATATAGCCGGCTTCGCTGGTGATTGTGTTAGCGAGTTCATCAATAGTAAGAATACGGATTAAGTAATAAATTCTATAAGGAATATAAGAATATCAGCCTCCGCTTATTTGTGGGGGCTTTTTGTTTATCTTTGTCAAAAACATGAAGTTATGTCGAGTTGCGTAATTAAAAGGAATAAGGAGGGTAAGATAACCCGTGTCTTGACCCCTTCCGGCGAGGTATCTACCTTGTTCGATAAGATATCGGGTATAGCCGCCGTAAGTGACCTTAATAAGGCCGCTGAAGCTTATATGACTATTTATAACGATAAGTTTAGGTCTAAGTTCGGTGACTGGACGAAGTCCGTGCCAAGGAATAAGGAGGCCGCCAGATCCATAAGTGCCAGACTTAACGCTAGCGAGTGGGGACAACTTATGTCAGCCAAGGTCTTGTCTGCCATAAGTGATATGGACGCCCCGGCGTTGGCCAGAAGCCTTGGGAATAGCGACAATGTCGTGGCTTATCTTACTTCCGGAGAGGTAGGTGAGGTCAGTGATATGGCGGTGGTAGATACATCCACGGTACAGGAGGTGGATTTGGATTCCATAAATGAGGATAATATTGGCGACACGATACTGAAAGAGGCGTCATGGGATGATATAAGGGCTATCAGGGAGAATATAGACATTAAGGAGACAGCCCGTATGTTATGGAAGGCCGTGGAAAGCGCTTTTACCGGGCAACGACCTAATATTAGAGTGAAAGGCGGAAGTATAGACGGGGAGATCATATTTTCTGGCAATGTCTTGCCGTTAAATAATATTGAGAATTATACTCCTCCATCTTCAAGATTGGTATATGATTCCGGTGAGCCTCGCCTGTTCTTTAGATCGGATGACGGCAAGATACACGAATCTTACGCCAACGCCATAAAAGGATCGTCCGGTGGGCGGGTCGAGGCCGGGTTCTTGGCCGGCAGTGTCGAGGAGAGCGACATCCCGTCTGGCACGACTGACATCTCCTTTGGCTCTTCCTCAATAACCCTTAATAACAGCGAGTCATTCATCCCGATCCTTGGTATTAGCTCAGACTCTAATATAAGCACCCGTGGAGGGTTTGTTAATTACCTTATCAAGAAAGGTATGTTGAGTGGGGAACGTATAAGGCTAGGGGATAGATATTATCTTACTGGAGCCGGCAATTCTGATGGTCTTAAGATCTATAACGCTATGGATGCCTTCTCTAGTCTTAGAAATAGATTTGGAAGTCAGTCCTCCGAAATGAACGTATTGGGTTCTATAGGTTTTGATACGGAGGTAAGTAATGATCTTGATCTTATCACTACGTCCGGGGAGAAGGTTACGGTAAGCAGATCGGAGATCAAGGGTATGTTAAGGCAAGGTAAGTTTGAGGAGCTTAATAACAAGTATGATGGATTCATGGAGCTAGCCTTGTCGTTGATGATGGAGGATAACGCTTTGTACGGAAGCAATGTCCGTGGGGTTATCGAGAACGAGAAGGCGGAGGATCTCCAGAATAGGACTGATATCACCAATATCTTATCCACGTTAGGTATCCGTGTGATGGGTATGTCTGAGTATATGGATAAGTATAAGATGCGTAATGGCGTGGATCCTTCGGCTAGGGCCTTATCTGACATGGCCAATGGGGTTATCGCCTTGGCTGAGGGGGCTACGGTAGAGGATCTCAATGAGGAGGTGGCTCATTTCTTGGTCGATACTTATCGTAACCAACAGGAGATTGACGAAGTGCTGGATTCTGTTGTCGGCACGTCGTTATGGAATCAGTTCGCTGGTCGTTACTATGAGGTGTATGGGAAGGAATACCAAGGAGAGGAGCTGGATCGGATGGTGAAGCGGGAGATCCTAGGTAAGACGTTGGCCCAGCGGTTCGTGCCGGGCATGGAACAGGCGGTAGAGGATCTGACCTCGTCCGAGGACGCCCAGCTCTCATTGTTTGGCAGGATGGTACGAGCTATACGTAATTTCTTCTCCAGCCAAAGATCGGATTTAAATAAGGTACTTGACAGGATAAAGGAGTCGGCGTTAGCTGATGATCCAAGCGCCTTTGACGTGCTTCTGCTAAAGGATAGCGATCATCTCATGTACTCGTTATCGGACGTTGACGTGGCTAATAAGTTGATCAAGAACGGTAGGTCATTGGAAAGGCTATACACCAGATTGCAGAGGATGAGATCAAGCCAAAGCCAGAGGATCGGTGAGAGTATCTCCCTTCTTCGTGATATAGGCGAGAAGGTGAGACAAGTCGGGGGTGAGCTTAATAAAAACAACAACCTGTTATCCACCAAGAGTGTCATAGCGACCGCCAAGGCTGAGGTGGAGTATTTGGTCACTGTTGCCAGTAGCTTGCGTAAGAGCGACAAGGGATTGGATTATGAGACGATACAGGTTATCGATAACGTATATGGGGAGATAGTACCGTTAATTAGGAATCTTCGTGGATTCGTCAATAATCAGGCGTCGGATTATTATGGCAACAACAAGGTTGGCATGGTAGAGGATATGGATGATATATTGCGGGTGGCTGAGACATCTATGTCTGATATAAACGCCCTTCGTAGCGATCGTAACGAGGATTGGCTGGATGGACAGCTCCGGATGTTTAATATCCCGGAAAGATATTGGAATGGGATAAAGAAGTTGATAAATAACATCCATAAGGATATCAATGTCATGTCCCGGTTTTTCGGGACGTTAGAACATAGCGGGAACGCTATCTTAGGCATGTTAGGGCAACGTCTTGCCAAGGCTTATAACGACGCTCATGTTGAGGGCGTGGCTAATATCAATAAGATGACGAAGATGATGAAAGAGCGTGGATGGGGGATAAAGGATAATGAGGATCTTATACAGAAGATAAACGGTAAGAACTCTGATTACCTTGATTCGTCCCGTGATTTCGCCAAATACGATTTACTGTATCGGACAGAGCAGGCGAAAGCTATTATTGATATATATGATCTTAAGAATGTTATGGGTAAGACCGAGAAACAGCTTATTGATCTTCTTCTATCCGATAGAGGTCTTAAGGTGAAGACTCGTGACGATATCGTAGGATATGATGGGGATAAACCTATTACGAAGGAAGTATATCATATATTCAAGCCTACCATTCAGAATTTCGATATCTCGGACATGACGTTCGAAGATCAGCAACGATATCTCGATGCGATAAATAGGTGGTTGGATGAGAATCGTGAGAAACCTATGGTGCAGGCTTATTACGATAAGATCGAGAATGTGAACAAGAAGGTAGAGGAAAGGCTGGGTCGTAGGGTATCGCAAGCCACGTCCGATTTCATGACCCGTATCCGCAGGAGCAGGTATGTGGCTATGGATAAGTTCGTGAGGAACGGGAAGGTCAATTGGAAGGCGTTTCAATCCGATCCTATAGCTTGGAGATCTTATCTGGATATTTTACGTGACAGGGCTATAGCTAAGAGCGAGTGGTATTCCGACGGTACACCAAAGGAAGAGGGGTCCGAGGCGTTGATGATGTCCGAGGAGATCAAGGCATGGGACGAGGCATGGACCGAGGAGTTCGGGAATACCAACGAGGGTCGTAAGGCTTCCGCGGAATTCAAGGAGATACTTCGCGGGATAGAGCGGTCAGAGGGCGGTAAGGCGGCGTTCGAGTTCCTGCTGGCTGGCGGTCATCTTGGTTTCTCTAAGGATATGTGGGGATCCGAGGAGGGTGATTATTACGAGAATCTGGTTGATAAGATCACGGAGCAATCTGTATCATCATCAAGGATAGAGAAGGTAGAGGAGGCGATGGCAACAATAAATGAGATCAACGATCAGTTAAGACCTTTGCTTATTCAGTACCGGGACAGTACCAGATATGGGGAGTATGATTTCGATCGTCTTCGTGGGTCATCGTCATTAAGGAAGATAAACGAGCTATACGACCGTCTGGCCGAGGCCAAGAGTGTTATTAACGCCGCCGCTTCCGCTGAGGATATTGAGATGGATATGCCTGATACGGTGGAGAGTGGTGTCACTGATTCCTACCGTAACGCTTTAAGGGACGCCATGGCGTACGACAAGGGTATGGATGAGATTAAGTTCGCCAAGGAGCATATGTCCGCCCGCTCCCGGAGTCAGGTGGATAGGATGGCCGCCAAGCTGTCCCGGAAGAACCCGTCATGGACGTTCATAGAGACATTGTTCTTAAGAAAGAAATACGGTCCTGATTTCAGTGATAAGCTGGCTAATGATATAGCTATGGGTAAGGCTAATAGTATACTTATCGAGTACGCCAGAACTCGGCTATATCCTTATATGAGAAAATACTCTCCCAAGGGATATTCTGATTTCGTTAGGAAGATAAATAACGGTACGTATAAGGTATCCGAGTTCTTTGATGCCATGGAAAATGGTATATCAAAGGAAGAGAGCGTATCCCGTTTCGGGTTCGATATTAATATGATTGACTTATCGATCAATAACCAGTGGCTAGAAGAGGTCGATGCCGAGAGTTCTTTCCGTAATCCTAATTATAATCCCGATCTGGGCTATGGATATCATACGCCTAGGTTTGATAAGTACAAGAACGAGGCTTTTTTCAAGAAATACGGTATTACCAACGAAGGGGAGGAAGCTACGATCAATAAGGATAAGTGGGAGATGAGGAAGGAGCTGCTTAACATAAGCCGTAAGGCTATGGAGGATTATGACGAGCGGTTCAGGAACATCTACCAGATACCACAAATATCCAAGGGCGGCGTGGAGAGGATGGTGCAGGCCGGGGTTGACCCGAAGGCGGCCATCGGCAACGCCGTGCGTGATATTGTTGGCGAGAGGGTGGATGACCCTATACACGGTCAAGGGCAAGACCTAGGAAAGCTTGATGAGAACGACAACAAATATCGCATGATCCCCAAGTACTATCTAAGTAAGCTAGAGAATGCCGATGACGTATCTCATGATTTCGCGTACTCCTATTCCATGTTATCCTTACAAGCAGCCGCTTACAAGCATAAGAGAGCGGCTTTGGATGATGTCATGGGATACAGGAACATGATGCTGGAGACGCAATACGACGGCGGTAAGAACCCAGAGGCAACGCATGCCTATAGGATGTTTCAAGATTGGGTTAACGCCAGTATCTATGATGTCAGGATAAATAACAAACGTATAGAATGGAACGTAGGAAGCTATAAGGTGGACCTTAATAAGCTAGCTCTTATGTTTACTAAGTTCGTATCCAAATCCAACTTAGGCTTCTCCCCGTTCGTCGCGGCTACCGGCGCCCTTACCGGGCAGGCCAACTTCCTTTTGGAGGGTATGGTGGGGCAGTATATAAGCAAGGATTCCATGAAATACGCCTATGGGGAAGCCCAGAAGCAGTTGAGTACGTACGTGTCTGAGATCGGGGACATAAACCGTACCAACAAGCTATATGTCGTTGGAGAGGCCCTAGGTGTGTTTAATGTCCGCAACCGTGTACGATCGGCGGCGTACAACAAGATCTGGAGAACCTTATTCCGGGACCTGCCGTTTAAGATGATGGAGGTTCTTAACTCCCCGTTGGATCCGCAGGTTATTATCTCGGTCATGGATGATACCCGCCTATACGAGGGTCAGTTCTGGTCATACTCCAATTTCAAGGAGATGATGATGAAGGACAGGAATATGTCCGCTAACGAGGCTAAACGCGATTGGGAGCGTTTAAGGGATTATTCTATGTGGAACATGGTAGACGTCAAGGACGGAAAGATCGTGGCTAAGAACGAGGCTAACAAGGATATTATAGACCGATACATACCTACATTATCTAGTAGGGTCAGAAGTATGGTGCAGATCTGCGACGGCGCCTTGAACGAGCAGAACCGGGTGGGGGCTAGCCGGAACGCTATCCTTAATATGGTGCTGCCTCATCGTGGATGGTTTATATTGGCCGTGCAGCGGGCGTATAAGAAAGCCGGTTTCAATTTCCAGACCAACCAGTTCGAGGAAGGATACATGAGAACGTTATGGAGATTCGCCGGGGATATTTATAATATGATGTCAGAAGGCAGGATGAGGGAAATACATGACGTGCTGAAAGAATATCATAGTCTTAATCCTTATGAGCAGACCAACATCAAGCGATCGCTTGTTAATATGGCGGTATTCGCTACCATGATAGCCATAGGACGGGCGTTGATGGGATACAGGGAGGATAATGAGGATAGTTGGTTCGGGCAGTTCATTACCTATATAGGATTCAGGACGATCAATGAGATCGCTTCCCAGACATCCCCGTTCATGGAGCTTAACGCTATAGATATGTTACAAGACCCGCTGGTTACGGCCCGGAAGTTAGGTGATCTCACCGATCCTCGAAACTGGGATCCTTTCGCTACCGTCCAGACCGGCGTGTATAAGGGCGAGAGCAAGCTATGGAGGCAGCTCATGAAGTTCTCATTTGGTAAGCAATGGTATAATATCAAGACGGCTAGGGATATTAAGCAGACATCCGACTACTGGCTGATGACCAACGGCATGACGATGGGATTCTTCTTAGGAGGCAGGGATAAGGATGAGTCTGGGGAGGACGCTAATTGGTATTTTGATAGAGGGAGGTAGATGATATTGATTATAAGGTTTTTACCCAAAATGGCAAAAACTTTGTTGGTTCGGAGGCAAGATGTTTGGTTAAAATAATAGAAGGATAGGAGATTATCACCCTATCCTTCTACTGTTATCAGCCCTTATACTTATACACAAAATCATCCACATCCATATACTCACACCCTCATTTTTATTATCTTCATAATAAGTTCTTTTGCCTTAATAGCACCAACATCTTATTCCAATCAACATATCCTTTATCCGTAAGTGGAGTGCCGATATTCCTATCATCTATATAATAATCACAATACAATTTTGGTGATGATGATACTGGCTCAGGATTGTAGTTTACCGAATACAGATTGATATGATTATATTTAAACCAGTCCACGGCATCCTGTAGATATTTACCATCTCTTACCGTATATAATATCAGAAGATTCTTATCAGCTAGTTTCCTCAATACGCTAGCGGCTCCGATATTGTCTCCTACATAAGGGAATAAGTCTGTCACGCATGTCCCATCGAAATCTATTCCTATTATTGCCATATTCTCTTTATTTATCTTATTAAATTTTTGTATCCTACTTTCTTCATCTGCTCTTCGGTAGCTTTCTTCTTCGGGAACTTCCCGTGCCATTTTCCGGGCACCACGACATCACGGCCGTCCGGGGAGGTAGTAAGCCTCCCGCATTCGCTGCACAGCCCCATGCCCTTGTACGGCTGTAGTTCCTTGGCATACTCGAATTTGTCCACCATATACTCGTTTGTCAACATCCAGTAACTAGACGTAGCGGTATTATCAATGCAACCGCATTTAGCGCATACAAATAAGCTCATAGTAAGTTCTTTTTTGCCTCACTGAACAACCGTTCTACCAGATTCTCAAATTCCTCATCAGGCATATCTATTATGTCTTTTATCTGCACTTGTATTCTTTCTTTTGCTAAAGAATAGCAATTACTATTGACAGAGTAACGAACTACAGTGCCGTTTACGAAAATAAAATCATCTGATTTTAAATAATTTGTATAGCCATTCTTAGAAAGCATAGGAATATGATGTATATCATCTATTCTTGCTATAAGAGAATCATTATATTTGACATATTTTCCAACAATCCATTTGTGCTTCTCCTTTAGATTAACTTGTATCTTGCTTATTTCTTCGTTTAACTGTTTTTTTCAGTTCTTCAATCTTATTCATATTCTATCCATTTTAATGTTATTGTTATTAAATCTGTTTATCATCTCATCAAAGAATTGACGGTCTATCTCCACAAGCAGGGAGTCCCTTCCCTCCTCGTAAGCCGCTATCCCTGTCGTTCCGCTCCCGGCTACCGGATCCATTACCGCATCTCCCGGATTCGTATATGTTCGTATCAAGTATCTTAGTAACTCCACCGGCTTCTGGTTGGGATGGATGGCTGATTTTTGCCTGTCTGTCTTAAATGTCATGACCGATAGCGGGTATCTCTCCGTGCTATCGTATGTAGTGAGACCGGCTTTGCCATATAATTCCGTTTCCTTGCATCCCACTTTACTGGAGGCCTTGGATACTTTCCTGACATGACCATAAGTCTTTTGGGGATTATATGTATGCTTCCCAAGTGGCATAGGTGAGAAGATAAGTATCAACTCATGATTTCTTAATGGATTTTTCTTGGCGTTAAGAAAACCGGTAGGGGTAGTCTTATGCCAAACAAGGTCGTACCGGTACCATCCCGCTGGGGCGACCCTCATGATCTCGACCGCCGCCGTGAGGGAACAGGTGACGGCTACCACCCCGTACGGACACAGCATTTTTTGGATTACCTCCCACATCGCCTTATAATCAAATCCCTCCTTGTCGTATCTTGCCTGGGTTATCTTATAAGGAGGGTCGGCAAAAACAAATCTTACCTTCCCTACCATATCCTTGAATACGGACATCGCCATACCCATATCCCCGTTAAACGCCCTTACTTTCCCGTTCATCATCAACCCTCTCCACTTTAATTGTTCCCATATCACCTGAAGGTAACGTAATACCGCTATACACGTTATTCCAATTCTCGTCAATGGCCAACTGATGTAATATCGACCTATATATCTGGTAGGTGTTACCGATAAGTCTCTTCCTATTTATCTTATCCTTACTACCCCCATCATATCCTATATGCTCATAATCCCCAAGATCAGGGAACAGTCTTCTTCTTATCGCTCGTGAGTTATTGATTATAAAGCTTCTTATCCCTAGCGTTTCCGCTCCATCCATATCATTTATCAACGTATCTGTCGTATGTTGTAGGTCCATGTCGCCAGCGGCGAATCTACTGATGTCTTCCACGCATTGGGATATCAGCATTAGCTGTTCCCTTGTCAACGTTATTTTATAAAGTTGTTTATTATCCATGATTATCTGATATTAATTTTTCTTTTATATGTTTAGATATATCAATTATCTCATCTTTTATATTGCAATCATCTTTTAATAATGAACCAAATATACATGATATGGCGCTCTTTAGGCCTAGCGCTATCCCTATCTCCAATATTTTTTTATCGGTATTAGAGATTTCTACAGGTTCATATAATATTGATGATATGTTGTTAACGACGTATATTATATCATCTTCATTCATTGATGTAGATTTATCGACAATAGCTATAAAATCTTTTATAATCATAATATAAGCTATTTTTATTTCTTTTATCGTATCATCGCTTAGATGTCTATCTCTTATATGCCTTTCAACATACTTGTTTGCTAGATTCTCTATTTTGTTTGATTTGTCCATTTGTACTATCAATTATTTAGTTAATAATAGATCATAGTCCTCTTCGTCTATACTCCCATTATTGTTGATGTATATAATGAAATCATTTAAAAGCACGGACTTATCCTTGGATAAGGCTTTTATAATAAGCTCTCCATCATCTTTCAACATCACATGCAGAGTATCCCATATAACATATTTTTGACATTCTTTCTCAATCTTCTTGATTGTTTTAAGTATTGTCTCCTCATATCTTTTTACTATTCCGCACAGTTCAGTCGTATTATATTTACGTATAGCCGTGAATATATATTCCTTTTTACAATCCCAGCATTTTATCAGTCTTTCTGATCCGCACGCCTTATCCTCGTAGAAGAAGCAACCCTTACATGGTTCATTATGGTCGTAGCTTAATACTACAAGCAGCTCCACACCATTCTTGTATATCACGTCTCCTTGTTTCATCTTGTCTATTTTATTAATCTCATTATCAATATAGTAAAGTTGGATATTATCCATACTATAGATATCCAGAACGTTGTACTTAACATAAGACCTATATTCCTAGGTATAGGATCTACTCTCCTGAATGTCAGGATCATGAATATAAATGTCTTGAAGTTCATAATTTACGATATTTTTCTATATAGTTAACTATCAAGTCTTTAACTCCTTTTGGGACATCTACCAGTTTGAGATTACCTTGGAATATGTCCTTGCCGTACTCATCCATAATCTCCCCGAATGAAGGATTCATGACTCTTGTTGACATAGATATCGGTTGATCAGTGTCAAATTTGATAACGATCTTCTTTCCGCCGTTTATCGCCTTTTTAAAAGCCACGTAAAGCTTTCGACCTTTTATTATATCACAATTCCCTTTCAGGATATTAGACATATGTATGACATATTCTTTCTTCGCATCTCATGGGTTGTTCATAAGCTTAAGATCTCCTCCGGTATCTCTCCATTTCCTGAAGCACGGGAAACATAGACCGTGATTTGCCTTAGCGTGTCTAGGTATCATCCTGCTGCTGCCGGCTGGGATCGTATCGCCACAGCAGATACACGTCCTATCCTTGTTGGTGCGCATCGGCACATAGCTCTTTATTGGGTATTCTTTTCTTTTATACATCTTCTTCTGTTTTCAAAATTATCATCACCATACTCATAATTAGGACAAGCCTTATTGCTTGGCCGTCTCGCATAAGTCTTTTGCTCCCTATTATATTTTCTATTAGGGTTTATATAATGGTCGCACACTTGCCAAATAGAGCAACATACCTTCCCGTATCTTTTCGCCCAATCATTATCATGCAGATGTACGCATGTAGAACAAGTCGGATTCTTAAGCTTATCCTTGTTATCATCTATGATCTTATTAACCCGATCAAGAATAACGGACATATGCTCAGTGTACATAACATTGAATACGTCCGGTTCTGGAAGATATGTCATCGAGCTTATATCTATGTCCATTTCCTTGGATTTGTTGTAAGCCGATTTGTATTTCCTTACCATCAAATCTTTTAACTGATTTACCTTCTTCTCATATGTTCCCATGTCTCATTCGGTTTTCCATCCCTGTTTCCTTAATAAATCCACCATCATCCCTTTTATCTTAGGGCTAATGGCTTCGGTAAGTATATCAGCGGCCAAGTTGATAGAGAAGCTGGTCATTCTATACTCCCCTATATATTTCTCGCTGGTAACTTCTTTCACATAATCGTGGATATCCTTAATCATCTCGTTCTGAGATCTCAGGAGATCCAGTATCTCATTAATCTTATCATCCATTTTTCTCGAATATACCTGACAACAACCAGACAATTACTATCAAAAAGAAACACAACCCAAGCGCCTCATCCGGGTAATCATGCATCGCCTCTAAAATGTCCCTCATAGCTTAATGTCCATTTTGCCAATTATACGATAGAAAATATCCCTAGTCAGCTCAATATCGTAAGTAGCGTCATGAAGCTTATTCTCGTCGATCTCAATACCCATAGTTCTGGCTACGGTCATCAACTTAAAGTTCTCCATATCGTTTCTTACACCCATCAGGAACGGTGTCACCATAACATATACATCCATACAGTTAGGATAGAACCATGATCCGAAATACTTATCCCCACATTGCTGGAATAAAGCCCGTAGGAAGTTGTTATCGAATCCAGCGTTGTTATACCCCACTAAATACATTTTATCCCTCTTGTCGAACTTATTCACGTATTTGGATAATATACCAACTAACTGCCTGTACCCTTCTTCCATAGGTTGATACGACTGTATCTGCTCCAAGGTAACGCCAGCCACGTCCAGCGCCTCTTGCTCTATCGTGGCGGCAGGGTTCGGGGCTAGGCGAATGTCAAACCTCTCGGCCTCCTGCCCGTCGATATCCACGATCCCTCCTATTTGGTGTATCCCGTTTCTCCAGAACTTAACCCCGGTTGTCTCTAAATCAAAAAATAGTAATTTGCTCATGTCTATTTATTTTGTTAATTTATCATTATCTAAGAACTAGTCGTGAAATGCTTTTATAATATATACTCCCATCAACTCTTTTACCTTCAAAGAAGTATATCCAATATTCTAATGAAGAACATCCAAAAGCAAGACATAGATTATTTATCGCATATCTAAAGTATTTCTTGCCTGAACGAAATAAGGTTTGAAATTCTTTATTATTTAAATGGAGTCTTTTTTTGATTTTTCTTTTATTCATGTTTATAATTTTATTTTAAATGTTCCCTGATTTTATTCAATGCCTTATAAGACAGATAGCTGTCTATAGTATTATCGCTATCTATTTCCAGCAGCTTATTAAACAGGTCTTTAGCCAGTACTTTCCACTGCTCTCCCCAATCACGGAGATTCTCGACCTTTGACCGTATATCCTCGAAATAAGAATCTACGTCTGATTTGATTGATTTTGAATAGTATTTAACATCCTCCTCGTCCCCATCCATAATATAATCACATTGTGTCTCGATATCTTTTATATGACTGTCTATATCACTACACATATAATCAACAGGTCTACGTATATTGAATATAGCTTCTGACGTAAGACCGGTTATATCTTGTATGTCTTTTAAATTACCCATGATTTAATCAATTAAATGCCAACCATCCACCTGCAAATCCCATTGCTAAAATAGATAAGATTATAGATGTGAATAATATCCAATCTTTTGCGCTTAGCTCATTATTATCTCTCTTTATTTTATCAAGATAATCATATATTGCCGTATAGACAGCATGGTGAATATTCTCGTCTCTAGCCCTTACGATATTATCATATTCATTATATCCTAGATTATGGGTGGCGCTTTCGATCCTCATATTCCCCGTAACTTTTTTGTTTACATCGAAATCGAAGCTAAATACCATATCGGTGGTTAGAGCGTTGGCGATTCTGCTTTTTATCTCATCATTACTGAGATTAGCATCGTGCACTAATCGCTCATAGTCTTTATCGTCAAGAATTATCTGTTTTTTAATGTTCATATCCCTAATATTTCTGCTACATAAACAAATCCATAGCATATATAATCATCATGTTCCTCATGCCATACGACGGCGCATGGGAAATATAATGGCATATCCTCAGCCATAGGGTCCTCTTTGAAGTCATCAATGTTTATCTTCTCCCTCCACCTCCACAGGTCTTGGATGTCGTTCAAAATTAATTTCTCCATAACTATGACGGATGTTAGATGTTAGTAATTCAATAGCTAAGCTGATCATGGCTCCCGCTTCCGTAAGTTTATTCATTTAGGCGTACAGCCTGTGCTCTGCGCTACGATAAGTCTCCCTGCTGCTTATGGTATCCAGTAAATCATCTATAGCGTTTCTAAGAAGATCGGTCATCCCATGCCCTCCTATACCCTTGAAATAATAAATATCACGACCTGCATAAAACATATCCTGATATCTTTTAGCTACGTACTCTATTCCGGATAGATGGTATTTCTCGTTGTCTATCTCCACCTCCCCTTTCTCTATAGCCCTAAATAACTTCCAATCTATCGTTACATAAGTTTCACGATTTTTTACCTTTACATAGGTATATCCGCCATAATGAGAACCCAATGTCCTCATCGTAAGTTCATTGACTTTTTGTTTGTCTCCATCCATAATAATCTGGTTTTTAATGTTGATACAAAGATATGATTTAAACAAAAATAAAAGCATGAATAATATTAAAATAATATTAATCATGCTTAAATATAAATATATCCCTTCTAGTTCTCACGGATATACGTATTCGTATTCATCTGGAGAAGACGTCTTATATTCAACATCGCACTCCATATTGGTGTAATAGTTATCCCCCTTTCTGTATACTAACGCTACCTTGCAGTCGTATTCCAAACTGTATCCTATAAGAGGGACATTAGCCATAGGCGGATTATCCTCTGTTTTGTATCTTATTCTTGTTACTTGTTTCATATTTTCATGGATATAAATATTCATATTCTTCCGGTGGATATGTTTCAAATTCAGCATCATACTTCATGCAGGTGTAGTACTTATCCCCTCTCTTGTACATTACTTCCCACGGACAGCTATATTTTTTGTTGTATCCTAAAAGAGGAACACCTTCCATAGGAGGATTATCCTCCGTTTTGTACCTTATTCTTGCTGTTTGTTTTATACTCATATAATCCATTTTTTAATAATGTTGTTATCAGTGAAAATAATGTATCTATAAGAAGTCTCTCGCTACTCCAATATATAGGGATCTCATCTATATCTCTATACGCTACAGACCATGCATGTTCTAGCTTATAACATTCGAATGTAGAACCCTCTATCTCATATGGGAGTAAATTCAATAACGTCCCTACATCCCAAACAGGATTGGATACATCAGGGGTAACGGCCTCTATCAGCCCTATACGACCAGCGTTATCCTCCATAGAATGTAATTGATCCAGATACTTGTCTCTGAAGCCGCTGGCGGTAGAGATAGGGAGGCCGGCCTCGACCAGCACTCTTCCCTGTTCTTTTGTGGTAAAAATCCGTTCCTTCATGGTTTTTGCTTTTTCGGTGACATATCATCCAGTTTATTTATTCCCATCAATATCGGGATACTATCATGCATACCATCCATCATCTTCCTTTCTACCGTAATGATCGTATCATTATGCCATCCCCCATGAGCCACAAGAAGAATCTCCTGCTGCTCGAAGCCAAGCCCGGTCCCTATACCGCCGGAGTTCCACGCGCAGGTAATGACCACCCCTCCTTTCTTGGTGATCCTAGCTATCTCCTTCTTCTGCTTAGCCCAATAACTAGATTGTGTTGTTTGCATATCAACAGCACTTCCAAGTCTTTTATACGACTCGGATACCTGTCTCGTGGAATATGGTGGATCATATAGTACCATATCAGCTATATTATCCTTAAGACCACACAGGAAGTCCGTGGCGTCCTTATGATACATAGCCTTAGTCTCAGGGTCAAGATCGTTGGTGATCGTCCCTATATCGCTGTTTCTGGCGAATGGATCCACTATAACCATCCCCTCTTCTCGATATTTATCTATAAGTTCCCTTATCGGTTTTATGCTGAATGTCTCTTTATTCGGCATTGACCATTTTTTAGTAATTATCATGATCTATGAAGTTTATCCCATTCTTCTTTATCTACTCTTTTACCTTGTATATAAAACAACTGTATTGACCCATCATGAGTGTAAATTGCTTTAGACTTATCATTTTTTAATCTATCGAAAACATTACCAAACCTCTGTGATAATTTCATAGATTGATATTTTTCAAGAAAGTTATATTCTTGATCTGATAAATTTAATTCCTGTTTAATCATTTCCCTGCTTTTGCTCATACCAAATTTGATTGTTTATTTCCTTTTTGAAATTTAATTTCATAATACTTCTAGATATAGGATCACATATATCCTCCCACCAATTCTTGTGCCCTTTCGGTGGATGTATATCCTTTTTCCATAAAGATCCCTTAACTGTCTTGATTCTTCCGTATGGTCTCATTTTGCTCGTGTTTACCTTCACATGTCACATTATATCCGTTTCTAATGACCCGAACATAAGCTCATCAGTAATTTTGCGAAATTCCTTTACAATATCATTTATCTGCTTACGTTCGATGCTTCTTAGCAAATGGGCTATCACATCCACTGTCCATCCGTTACCCGCTAAAGACATGGCCGTATTTGGGGCTATCCCGTCAAGGTAATCATCCGGCAATGTCTGTAGCCTACACATCTCCACCGGGGTCAGGTATCTGAATTTGTCTTTCATGTCAAAGGCGTTAGGATATCTTCCGGGAGGTAGTGATGAGATCACGTTATCTTTCATGGCTGTTGTCAGGCAATTACTTTTCTTGATGGGAGTGGTATTCTTATCTTTTCTTATCTCCAGACATTGCGTTATTTTTATGTCCTTGCCACAATCCTTTCGATACCCGTCCTCTCCTATCCTTCTACCGACAATGGTCCCTATATATCTCCCTCTTATGGCTCCCGGATTCCAACCCTTATCATGCTCTAGAATATCATCCAATGATATATACTTGTCTTTCGGCATTTCTACCGACCAATTGCACCAATAAAGGCGATGCCGGGTCTGTGCCGAGACCAAGGCACTATCGATCTCCACCGGCTCCACGCCAAGCTCCTCGGTAATCACCCAGCGGTGCTCATCCCGCATCCGGACGTTCTCGCCCAAGAACAGGACCTTACCTTTGGTCTCCTTCCTTAAATGCTTTACGATGTCCGAGAAGCAAAAGAAAAGCCTTCCACGAGCGTCCATGAATCCTTTACCCTTACCTGAGCTAGAGAAGCTCTGGCAACAGAACCCTCCCATGACCAGATCTATGTCTTTCCAAGGGATATCCCATGTTCTCCAGTTATTAACATCCCCTAATTGAATAATATTAGGAAAATGTTTTTGACTTACCTTTATACATGTCTTGTCTATCTCCGAGGCGTAGTAAGTCTCTATAGGTATACCGGCTCTTTGTAATGCTAGATATCCACATGATATCCCATCAAATAATGATAATACTTTCATATTGTTCATTTATTCTCAGACCTAAAAATATCCTTTGCGATCATATCAAGGGATATTTTATGTATCTTAGGTAAGACCTTAACCAATTTTATACCAAAATTTTCTCCCCTCTTAACAAAAGTCCATTTCCCGTATATGATCCCATGCATCATATTTTGTATTATCTCCTTGCTATCCGTCAAGAACACTTGATAATAGATACTGTTGACATAATTGAAATCCTTTCCATGATCATTTGCCGGTCTTAATATCATTACAGCCGAAGAGCATCCACGAACGAATCCGTGTATCTCAAGACATTCCTCGAACTCATAATTATCGCGTTCCTCATCATGAACATCCTTAACCCATTTACATGATCTCCCGTCTTTAAACGGGATCTTTAACTGTTTCTTTGCCATCTTTTAAATTATATTATAATGTTAGGTAATTATATACAAGTTTACACCATATTTTAGTCTCCATGTCTTATTTGTTAAAAGAGTAATATAGATATAAATACATAAATTGAATAGGGCTATTCACCATGCCCTTATCAGTAGGATCATCGTATTTGTCAAGCCAAAGACGAAGCGCCTCCCAATCGATATCCTTACGGTCACATACCATGCAGGCTAGGTTAGCCCCGAACGGCTCCCCGCCGCCGCTCAGCGACCTGTTAAACCTTTTGGCTAGTCTTTCCTTGAATCCCTTATCATACCATATCCCGGAAGTAGCGGCATAACAATAATAAGCGTTGTATTTCATTTTCACGCCCATCTTCTCAAACAATGGTGTATGCCATATCCGATCTAAAAAGAATACTATTCCACGATATATGAAGGTTCGGAGATTTTTCCTGTATTCTTTCCCCAAGAAATTATCCACACAAGATATAGTCCCGCCTGAATAATACCAATTATTGGCGCCTCTCTTGACCTTATCCGTCATCTTGAATTTATTCTTTCTGTCTTCCACCCTATCCCAAGGTTTCAGCTTATCCTCATTAAATGTCGGGCAATAATGATAGTAATGATTAATCCACGAGAGGTAGGGGTTGTATATCGTGTATCCATTATCGCTGACATATGAGTTCATATCATACCCAAGTTCCTTGGCTAGAATAGATCCCTCATCAGCTAATACCTTCAATATCGGGTTCAAGTTCCATATCTGATCTTGACTGACGAACATCGAGTAACATGGATCCTCATCCTCCCCATACCATCCTCCCATCCCGCTCACTATTTTATCCAAATCAAGTGAATAATCTTTCCCGGGTAAAAAATCATCTCTAAGAAAAAAACCTCTATATGGGATCATATCATGTATGCCGGGTTGGTCGTCAAATATGAACTTAGCGTTCTCGGTCAATCTAATCAATGTTTGCAAGACAGAGGATATATCTATGGGTGCATATTCACACCCATAGACCTTATTATTTATCCAAAGATATTGAAGAAGCTCGGCTATATTAATAGTCCCGTCCTCCACATATCCTATCTTGTTATCGAAGTTTATTTTGGCTAGAGGTATATTACTTCCTTGTGGTTGATCACTTTTTTCATTACAACAATGCACGAACCTGTCAAAGAATATATCTTTCCAACCAAAATATTTATCCCTTATCGTCATAAGCCTATTTCTTGTCGTATAACGACATGACGTTAATAAGATCAGCTTTTCTGGCCATCCCCTCAAGTTTATTAAAGCCATCCATGTTATCTCCGCTGACGATGATAGTAGGATATACCTCTATACCGTACTTGGATATTTCCTCCTCCGTGGCTTTGTTCTCCGGGATCTGGTTTAACGTGACCTCACCCTCATACTCCTGTAATGTGTTGGCGATAATATACCGCATGTAGTCGCTGTACTCAGCGTCTTTCTTCGTGAAAAAATCAATTCTTACCATCTCAAATAGTTGTTAATCTGTTAATAATCAAATCAGCGGTAAATATAGCATTATCTACCTCATCTATACTCATCTTTCTCCCATCGAAATCGTTAGATAATAAATCCTTAACAATCTGATATCTACGCTGCTCCCAATTTACGTTTACATCAAAATTCAGATTCTTTACATAATCATAATTTAATTCATTATAACTGTAACTGAGATACTTAACTATCGGGAATAGGCTATCATCAATAGTGCGCTTGATTACATTAACGTATTTACCCGTTCTTTTGTCGATAGCTCTTAATCCCTCATCTACTACTCTTTTTACTCTTTTTCCTGACTCTTCCATTCTATAAGCCCTTTGTTATGTTTATCGTAATATAATAACGCTATGGCGTTCCAGCATACGGCGGATAGATGCATGAATCCCTCCTTATCATATCTCTCCCCTTTCGTATAAGCGACCAAGTGTCTCATGAGTGCACCTAGATAACGATTGAACCCATCAGGTATATCCTGCCATGAGTTATCAGCGTACTTCTTGGCGCCTTCCGTATATACCCTCACGATGTCCTCTATCTCAGCTAAAGGAAGGAGATCCCACCGGAGTTTACCGTCGGTCCTGTCGTCCTTCCCGCTACCGTCTTTCCCTACGGCAGTCTTACATGCCTTGGCTACCTCCTCTTGGTGGGCTTTAATGATGGATGCACTATTAATATTATTGAAACGGGAAAGATCGTAAGCGTTTACATTGTCTACCTTTTCCTCATCAATAAGTTTTAATTTAATAGCTCTACCTAATGATACGACCATCTCCTCATCAACCCAAATAATCTCATCTACTTTATCCGACCATAGTCTGATTCTCATTCTTCCACTTTTATCAGCGGTCTCAACTACCTCAAACACATCGCCATCATAGACCACCTTTTGATACTTATAAAATTCCTCCTTCATTTTAAACTCCTTTTTGTTTTATTATTATTACTGGATCATCATTAAATGGGGATAATATCCCAATATGCAACAATATATTGCGCTCATCGCCCTCATTTTTATCGGCTTCAATAGCATTGATATTTAATTTGTTACTAGATATAATGTTACTATCTATATTAGGATCATTTTTGATTATAGCCCATCCTTTTATAATAGGTTCATGCCCCATTAATTTAGCGACATCTTCTTCTACCAACCAATATTCCTCAAAAACAGTATCCGGATATTTGGCTTTTATCTCCTCGTAAGTATTATACCATGTCATATTTTCGTAATTTAGATTAATAAAATTCACTAAGATCCCTGCATTCTGGCGTCTCACCTGTCATAGAGTAAAGCTCACCAGATAATAGATACACGCAATGAACGGTCTTCCCGTCTATATACTCACTTCGCTTCGTGATCCCACAAATAGCGCAGCGTTGGACCCCCGGACCCGCCTTTATCCACGAGTGCCGTACGCTCCTCTTCCTTGTCCTGTTGGTGTCATTAAGCTTTCTCATGATCAATCCTCCAAGACCGTTACAATCTTATCTTTACCGATAACAACCTCATTCCCGCTCCTTACATCAAAGCATTTCCCTTCATCTGCCTCCTTGAAATAAAGAGCACCATTGTACTCGAACAAACTGAAGCCGTAATCGTCTAGCTTCATCTCGTTAAGTCTCTTGAATTTATATACCTTTCCCATATCTTTTGTATTTGTATTTTGTATTACTAAGCACATCAAGAAGATAGATAAGATCGTTGCTATTATCCCTCCATAAAATTCAGCAGAATCATCCTTCTTATTCCCTTCTATTATCAAATAGATAGAACCTGCCATTATTATAAAGGCAAAGACTAACCCTATCATAACATTTTTCTGTTTTTTAGAAACTCCATCATATCCTCCACGCTAAGCTGGAAGCCGGCAGCCGCCTTATGACCTCCTCCACCGGGGTTGGCCTTGCGTGCCAGCGCCGAGACATCCACCTCCTCCTTGGTGGTATAGAACGTGCATCTGAAGAATCTCCCGTTCCAGCAAAAAGGCATCATCAAATCATGTTTTCTAGGATTGTACATAGACTCGAATGTGGTGGAGTTAAACTCCGTGGTGTTCATACATATCGCCTTATAACCAAACACGTCCGCCTCAAATGAGAACATGCTCATCTCTCCTCTGTTCTTCTCGAAGATATACTCTATTATAGCCTCTCCGTTTTTTATCATATTATCCACGAAGTCTTTATCAGCTTTATTTAGGATCTCACTGGCGACGTCTATGTCAAGACCGCAATACCCTCTCATCCCATATTGAAAAGAAAGAACATTACTCCATTCGAAGCGGTCATGATCCCATACATCATAAGCGCTCAATAATTTTACCACATCAGGGGCCTTGATATCATCGAAAAGATATTCCCACGTAAGCTCGCAAGCCGCCGTTCCGATACGTCTCTTGCCCTTTACCTCGTAATCCCTCATATCGTCTATGGCAGTCTTATGATGGTCTATCCATACGACATCTATACCTTTCTCTTTCCACTCATCGAAAAGGAATCTTGTTCTGTTTCCAAATGACACGTCAACTACAAACACCTTATCATATTTATTCACGTCAGGTATTTCCTTGCCGTAATTGTAAGGAAGAAGATCAATGTCCCCTTTGAAATACTTTTTTACTATAGCCGCTGACATTACTCCGTCAAGATCAGCCTCATGATATATACACCCAATCATAATAATTTTTTTATTTGTTTCAATTCATATTCTATCACATTGATACGACCCATGATAATATCTTTATCATCGTCATTATCATGATCACCATCTTCCTTCTTAGATAAGATATTATCTATTTGGGCTGACGCTAATACCATCATCATGCAATGATTTGATTTAATTTTTTTGTGATATATGTACGCCATTTATAGCGATTTGGACACAAATATCTTTTATCTCATCTATACTCATATTCATAATCTATTGTTTTTAATTAAAAAATCTATGTATTCTTTTATCTCCTTGTTTCGATCATTACTCCAGTCAAAGGTCTCGTTTATGAATTTGAAATACGATACTGGAATCGAATGAAACATCCATCCACAATACTTGCCGAATGTCATCACCATAGATCCAAGGGGATGATCCGGCCTTCCGGGAACAGGGGCGGCGGTTACGCCCTGCGCCAGCCCCCTCCTACGATCTTTCTTGGCGGCTTTGATATCCAGATCTGTTTTCGTTACCTTACCCCCCATCGGGATATTAGTTATTAGCTTATCGCCGATAAACATTCCCCATCCATACCCCTTGTAGTTCTCTATACTAAGTTTCCTTATATCACCGAACCTTGACGAGTTGTTACAACAATCAACGACCAATGCGCTATCCTTACCGTCCTTTATCCTAACCGCCCTGCCAAGCCACTGATAAAACGAAGAGAACGAAAATGTCGGTCTTCCTACTATCACGCAGTCCAGACCCGGATGATCGAATCCCGTACCGAGGGCGGAATAGTTGAACACTACCTTCGTCTTACCCGCCTTGAACCTCTCAACTATAGCCTCCCGCTGCTTCTTTGGCGTGCCTCCGTGAACCACCTCCGCCATGCCGGCACATATCTTGGCGTTTATCCATTCGGCGGCAGTATTACAGCTCTCAACAGAATCCATAAACACCAGTATAGATCTACATACGTCTTTTAATACCATCAATCGACGCAAAATAAGGTTGTTTAAGCCGTTTTTTCTCACCGCCTCACTAATAGACTCGGCCGTATATTCGGAGCCGTTAGAATTAAGTTTAAGGGCATCTCCATTGAAATCCCATGTCTCATATTTAAGAGGTGTCCAAAATCCTTGCCTTATCATCTCCTCCACCTGTATGACATGGATTAGGTTCTTGAAATATACCGGTCTCATACGAGTGATGAAATTAAGCTGGGAATATGACACCTGCCCTATCGACATCGTTTTAAGCCTGCATGGTGTAGCGGTAAACCCTATCACCTTTTTCGGTTTCAGTTCATTCATGAATGTCATGAACTCACTGCCGTCCTCCGGGCTATACCCGGCATGAGCCTCATCTATCAACACGTTCCTGATCCCCATCTCCTTAAGCTGACCAACAACCTTCTTGATAGACCCTAACGTGGCGTATATCATGTTAGACAGCTCTTTCTTCCCACAGGAAGCGGAGTAGATGGTAGCCGGTATGCCATACGACGTTATCTTGTCGTGGTTCTGTTGCAGCAATTCTTTTGATGGTTGTAAAATCAGCGTCTTATCTCCCATCAATCTAGCCGCCTCTGCTATCAGCAGTGACTTACCGCAACCTACAGGACCTACGATCAATTCCGGATCATGTCTATCAGAATTTATGTAATCGGAGGTACTTTTAACACACTCCTCTTGATATGGTCTTAATTTGTAAATCATTTGGATTTGTAGTTATCAAAAACGTCTTTTACGTACTCTAGTCTTATCGCACATTCCCGGCCATCGTCCATTTTTACCATCAAAGTCTCTTTGGTCTTGCTTATGGCTATCACCTCTCCTATCCCTATCTGGGTATGAACTATATCACCTATCTTTACATCAAATTTACTCATGGTCCAGCCTTTTATTAAATTCCTCTATCTTGCTCCTGTCTGTCTCTTTGGTCATTTTAGCCTCTTCCTTGAATATGTCATACCCTTCTCGGATATTGTCTCCAACCATATTCTCTATCATCTCCCTTAGCTCATCGCTTCTTACGGCAAAAGATATCTGGAATGATTTACTTGTGCCTTTCATCAGGTAATCAATCTCCTTCTTACATTCTGTCATTAACCGATCCAGATTATCGAACTTAACGAACTTGGAGTTGCCATTGGCTTTTCTTACCCCATCCTTGAAATCCTCCAATATCCCGTTAAATACATCCGCCATACACATCATGGAATGTAGCCATACCAGCATATTGAATTTATATTCATTATCAGCGTTATTCATCAAACTCACCAAAGACTCGCTTTTTGTCAACATGATCTTCGATTCCCGGTCTACGATATCCTTTATCTCCTGCCGGCATTTCATGGCACCAACGAAATCCATTTTAGAATAACATTCATTTGATTTCTCTACCAATTTCCTAATATCCTTTCTAGACATCAGAAGATCCAATACCTGTTTTTCTCTTTCGTTTTTATCCATAATCATTTATTTATTGACACAAATATAATTAAAACCTAGATATTTACCTAGGCTTTTTAATAAAGTTAATCTTTTTTATTCTTCCTTTTTGACTCATCCCAATCCGATGAGTACCTGCATGTCCCTTGTTTGTGGATCGAGAAATCGCACCAAAAACACAAGGGCTTGGGGCGGGGTTCAAGGCAGGCCGGCTGGCATCCCATGAGGTAGCGCTTCTCGTACTTATACCCCTGTTTGGCGTCGTCCCAAACGTGAGCTTGATAGCTATCTATTTTATTTGTCTCGAAATCATACATGTCAAGGAGAATATCGTTAAGTTCCTTGACCGATCTCTCTACTTTCTCCTTATCTACCTTCACGTTCTGATTGTCCAGCATGCGGGTAAAGAAATAGCTGCACATATCCGGCAATACCTTATATTTTCTGAGTATGTAAAAGGCGTATATCGGATGTTGGAGATTATGAAGCAGCTTATCTTCATCGAATAACTTTCTCCCGGACTTCCAGTCTATCGTATACATGGCTATCCTGTCCTTTGTCTTATACTCTCCACGCCAGTCCACCGATCCTATGATATGTACCTTATCGTACGTAACGCCATCCAAAGTAAGGGGCTTGGGCAGCTTATAGGGCAAGACAAAGTCCTCCTCCACGCCTACCGGTCTCGACCCCCGGATCACCTTCTCCATTGGCGTAAGATCAGACCATGCCTTCTTATAATTGCCAGCAGCATCCTTCTCAAACAACCCCACAATCCATCTTATTAGCCTAGCCGCATGTTGCATAGACTCGATCTGGGATTTTACGCTATCAAAAGGAATCTTCTCTATATCCGCATAGTAATTGAAAGCCTTACTCATATCCTCATAAGAAGGTCTACATCCGCTCTTGAAGAAATACTCCATTGTCTGGTGGATAACCGTACCATATGACGTAGCCTCGTGCTTCTCCGTGGATCTGTGACCCTCCACGTAAGTCTTATACCACTTATACGGACACTGAACAAACGTGTCTATCTGTGAGTAGGATGCGGCAAGCACCTTCTCACCGCCTATCGTCTTGCATAGCAAGTTATTCTCCGGAACGATCATAAAGCCTCTCCGTATTTATGTCACGCCCATATAAATCCATCGAAATATTCTGTAGGTTATGCAAATACCTTATCTGGATAAGCTCGCTCAGGTTATCCTCCATATCCCTAAGTCCGAGATAATACTCGTCGCCAAAAACCTCCATGGTCATCCCGTGTCCACGATATACGTCCCTATTCTTGTCACTCTTGAAACCGATAGCGTCAAGAAGGTTATCGTCTATCTCAATAGGCATGACATCATCTTCCCCTGAATACCATTTCATTATCCCATCATCAACCTCACGTTCAAGGATTAATGATCCACTTTCATTACGCATACCGGTAACGCACCCTACTCTCCATATATCACCAGCTTTGTCTTTTACAAGATTGCCCGGTCTTAACTCCTTAACTGAAATCATATTCTTCCTCCTCATGATAGTCATCACAATCATCGACAAGAGGGGTCTCTAACCCCTCTTCCCAATCATCATATCCGAAATCCATTACTTACCCTTAACCCAATCATACAACATATCCACAAAAATCCCTACAGTTAGTTCATCGACAGATTTATCGCCAAAGACATCATCCGGAATCCTTATATCCATCTTCTCTTCAATCCCCATCACCACCTCTACGAAATCCAAGGGATCCATACCCATGTCAGTTTCCAGATCATCCTCGTTATTGATCTCGGCGGCATGATTAAGACCCGTAAACTCACCCATTTTCTCGAATATCGTTTCCTTGACTACTTTTTCAACTTCTTTTCTTTCCATACTAAATCGACATTTTTAATCTTCTACCTAATTCTTTTTTTATATCCGATATCCTTTCGATGTCCATCTTAACATCGCCTGTGATAGCGTATTCCTTATCCATTTTCTTGGGAGGATCCGGGAGCCGGCTTATGGCGAACAACCATGCCAGTTCCTTGTTCTTGTTCTCCCTAAGATACAAGTCAGACGTCATGCCATACATTTTTATGATCGTATCGAATAACGTTGATTCCGATAAACTCATATGCACACTATATACATTTGATGGTTTCCATATCAAGTTATCCAATCTCATCGTATACTCACGTTTAAGATCTATGTGGGATATTACGGCTCTTACTATAGGTTCCTCCTTGAAGTTGGTATTAGCTACGAACCATACGAGCCGTTTCTCTACCTCCTTGATAGCTCCTGTATCCTTACCCATATCGTTATACACACCAACGATACGGTCCCGGATCCCCTCGACCTCCGGTGTCAGGCCGGGTGTCTCTATCAGCATCAGCAGCGACCCTCCCCTTGGCGTTATCTTCCACTTCCCATTCTTCTGAAGCTCGATATAACCAGATGCTTTATAACTATCTATTTTCTCCTTTGGAATGACGCTAGCCATCTCCTCTTTCTGCCGGATCATCAAGAGATACCCGACATCAGACATCGTTAATCCTGATGTCATCATCTGTTCAAAATTTATATACATAAGCTAATGAGTTAAAATATTGACCTGATCTTTCTGGCTACCCTCTCGACTATATCGGGATGATCATTTCCGTTATATATATCTATTAGCGTATCTATTATATGTAACCTTATGTTTTTCTTTGATGAACGAAACCAAAAATCTCCATTTTTTCTGTTTACAGGTTTGAACATCTTCAGTTCTGGTATAAGATAACACGCCACACATGATCTTTCAGCAAGTGATAATTCAACCGCTGCCTTTTCTATTGCTCTGCACATAAATGTATAATTATCATTCTTTATTAGATCGTAAGCTCTTCTCAACACCCTAAGGGCGTCTGCTTTCGATAATCTCTTTCCCTTTTTCATACTGTTTTACCGTATAAGATTCATTAGCCATACCAACTCTACCAACTGATATAGATTGATTTATAGATTGGTTAAGATGCCCTACAACCGACATCTTAGCCCTAACCGTATTGGCGCATCTTAGAAGGATTCGATAATCCTCTAACGCCCTCTCGTATCTTACGTCCACCCTAGCCCTTTTGTCAGCATCAGTCATGCTCTTACATGTTCCGTCCTCCCTCAGGCTTATAGCGATCTTGTCCCGTATGATTCTGATATCATCCTCGGCTATCACCAGTTCGGCGTCAAGAACCCCCTTGTATGAGCTAAGAAGATCCTCCACCGCCACAACTTCCCTTTTTAGGTTCTCCAATTCCAATATCATTGAGTTGTCATTTATCCTTTTATACTCCTGTACTTTATTGGATACCTCATCACAGATACTCATGATCTCCTTTTCCCGTTCCCGGTTTATGATATATCTGATGCTGTATTTAGCCATTTCCTTTAACGAGGATATAATTTCCTTTATCCCCATCTTATCCTCAACCGACAATACGGTCTTCAAGAACATTTCCAGCACCTTTATCACTACAAGCAAGTAATTATGTCTCAATCTCATGTCAATAAGGTGTTTCGTCATGTACTACATTGAAATCATCACTGGGCGGTATATATTGTTGCTCCAATGGAACACATGGAGGTGGGGGCGGCAGCGTCACCACGGTCGTGTCCGGCTTGCCGCTACCCACAGGGGCATCCGAGCCTCCCGGTCTTTCTTGGCGCACCACCCCCCCATCAGGATAATATCGCTCATATCCTTTCATGATATCTACATGTATCGCGTCAATCTCCTCCAATGATCTTTGACGGACTTTTACGATATGATGGAACAATAATCCATCCACACGGAAGGATCGTCTTGACTCGCTCTTGAAACGTTCCAGATTAGGATACCATCCTTGCGGAAATTGCATGTATGAGGAGTACCCGTATCTCCTTGGGATATTCAACACTACCATAGCCGTACATAGCTGCCCCAATGAGTCAGACTGATAGAAATCAGACTGCCTTGGCATATGATCCTTCGGATCACGCCTGCCTTCTATCTCTCGATTGAGTTGCGATACGATAAGGAAGAAGATGTTTGGGAACGTTCTTTTGGCTATATTACACATATTCATCAAACTATCTATATTCCTCTTGGCATCACCCGAACCTTGTATAAGAGCTGTATGGTCTATGGATACAAATACAATTTTCTTATCCTTATTCGCCGGCATATATACATTCCATAGAAAATCTTTAAGCTCATCAACTGTTGTAGGTATGGGTATATACGTTATTCTGTTTGAATTTTCTTGTTTAAGACATTTTTGCATTTCTAGCATCTCCTCTTCATCCATTTTACGAAGGAGGATATCTTCTATGTCTTTGTTCATTTTTTTTGATAGTGAACGTAATACCAAGTCTTCCGGATTCATCTCGAACTCACATCTTAACCATACATAATCATCTGCCTGTGGATTGATGTTGACATTCATCACATTGTTCATGATCTTTTGCGCCAAATAGGATTTCCCAACCCCTGGTCTAGCTCCTATGGCTATCGCATGTTGAGGGTAAAATCCCCCCAGCAAAGCTTTGTCTAGATAAGGGTATCCAGTACGAGCCGGGAGAAGTTCTCCCGACTGATATTTCATTATCCTCTCATAGGCGTCCATGATAATTTCCTTGGACGTCTTCCATATCCTATCATCGTTCATCCTCGTGCGTTTCTATCGCCAGCCGTATCGGATTTAGATCCTCTGTTAGCTGATCTTGATTTATATCTTAATCCCTTAGCCGTATGGCATAGATCCTTCCCCTTCCGATAAGCCTTACCCTTCAGCTTATCGGTCTTGTAGTTCTTGCGACCCAACTCCCGTCTCTTGGCTTTCTGCTCAGGACGAGCATTAATCTTCTTGTCCGTCTCAGCCTTCTTCTTTCTGGCTTCCGGATGTGTCCTATAATATTCAGTCGATTTCCCCATCCTCTTCGTCCTCCTCATCATAATCATAATTCTCTACGATAATATCCTCTCCATCCAGATACGAGGCTTTATCCCCGAGTCTATCTCTCATGCTCTCATAAGGATCGTCTCCATCCTTTATCTCCCACACACATACGTGTGGACCTATTATATCAATCAGCATATTAGCCTTATCCTCGCTTATGCCTTTTTCTATCATCTTATCCCTACATTTGTAAAAACCACATGTCTTGTTAAATACTGATCCTCCTACATAATATCCAGTAGGCTTATGAATAAAAATTACTTTCATCTTTTATATAATTAGGTTATTATATACTATTTTACACTAGATACGTTGTAAAACATACGTATGTTATTTAATTTCATATTCTTCTTTTCTAATTTTGTTTCACTCAATCGAATCATATAGTCCCTTGTTTCGGACAAGACGATTGAGCAAAAGAGGTCTTTGATATAAGGTTTTACCCTAAAACATTCGTTGGGTAAGTAAAATCAAAAACGTTTAGTTCAGTAAAAGAATCCGGCGATCCCACTCTTGAGCAACCGGTAGAGGGTATTGGTGATACCCAGTATAATGTTTCGTACAAATGTATATCATTCCTCATTTTTTTTTGTGTAAAATGGCATATAATCACCTACAGTCGCCATAACTCATATCCATATCACACACCACCGTATCGGTCGTGCCGTTTACCACATGGAACAGGAACTCCGGACATCCGTGGCAGGCGTTGCTCCCGATCACCACCGCTCCGTGCCTAGGGCAATTCTTCTTTACCATGGTTCTATCATATATCCGTATATGATTATCGCTATACTTTTCAATATATCTCATGGTATTAAGTAGTGATGGCAAAGACATCTTATATGGAGATACATGTTCTATTGGTATATCCAATTCACCAGATAGGCTTTTGTAAATATCCTGCACATCCCGTTTTGTCCTATACGCAAATATATTAATCTCAGTCATTACCATATCCATACTCCTAAGAAGATCCGGCTTAGCCAGCCTCCCCATCGGCTTCCCGAAAGGATCGGATCTCATCCAAGCCCCACACTTCTCGCACCCAACTTGCTTCCCTTCCACCGTATTTATCATAGTGGATGGGTTCTTGCAATACGGGCATACGGATCCGTTTAACATAGCTTTCTGGGCTAAAGACAGCTCTTTCATACCTTTTCTTCTATCTCAACATTAAATAGATTGCAGAATCTATCAAAATTTCTGTTCTCTATTTTCATATCCTCCTCATACCTATCAACTGATTTGATGAAATCATTATAACAGTCCTTGCACATCCATTGATTGATTACTGCTACATAATAGCCCACGGACGTAGGTCTGTTACACATATCGCAAATACCTAAGCACCCATATCTGGTGAGCTTATCTATCATCTCCTGTCTTGTTATTTCAAGCACCTTGAATTTCTTGTAATTGTCAACTACCTTTGCCATTGTAAATTTGTTTAATGATAAAATAATCCGCTATATCCATTCCCTCATTTATATTGGGTTTTGATTCGATAAAATCGCTTATCTCTATATTCATCCCCTTCATATCCCTATCCACTTTCTTCTTCCACTCGTTAAACGCCGATCCTTTGTCAGGATATAGGACTATTCTCCTACGTCCCAATGTCTCTATCATCTCCCTTTTCAACATATGGATACCTCCGCATGCCATAAAAAGCCTATCCGGATATACGATATTACAGATGACCGCCGTCTTCTCCGACTCAACTATATATACCGGGGCTTCCTTAGGATAGAAGTTGATAAGAAACTCACCGAACAGGCATTGCCTTAATAAATAATCTTGACCGTCGAGGATGTGAACCCAGCATACATGATCCATGGGAACCTTTACCCTCTTACCATCTGGTCCGTAATCCATTATCTTCCCGGTCCTTATCACCCAACTTTTATCAAGTTGCCAGAATACGCAGCATTTACCCCAATCCCCGAATCTCATCATCCCGATCTTATATAAGCTGAACGCTCTATTGGTATGATATGATCCGAATATATTGGATAGATAATCCTGAAGATCAGATGTCTCGAAAGGATTAAGCGTCTCAAACATCTTGCTTACCGGAATGCAGTTGGCTATATCCGGATCCACGGGAGGTCTGTACCTCCTTAATACTTTGTTTGAATCGGTAAAAAGATCATTGTTCCCAAGTTCGCTCCCTGTTGGATATTTAAAGTAACCACATTTATTTTTATGATCACACACCCCAAACTGCTCTCCAACGATCTGACCGGTGGTTACGTCCACGTACGGCGTAAAACACTTATCCTTGCCGCATTGCGGGCACGTCATCTTCCTCCTTGGCTTGCTATGATCCAACTCATACCGATGTACGCTCTTGTCAAACTCCCTGAATTCCATTATCCTCTCCTCTCACTCATCACTCTATATATATAATCTCTCAGCGACTCTTTTCTTATCAAACCATTCAACTCAAAATCACCCTCTATATCTAAAGATCCGATCCTTGATGTAACCGTATAATTGGTTTTCTCAAACTTATACTTACCTTGAAGATATACAACTGTAGCCATATTAAGTATAGGATTATCGGTTTGTCTCTTCAACTTATATTGACTTGTCTTAGCGGTAGGATCACCCGGAGCGAAGTTATATATCTCCTCTATCTCCAATATCTTTCCGTAGTTCTCCAGTATCATTCTTCTATATAGCTCAAGCTGGAAAGCGTACTCGTCATAGAAATTGCCTTTCCTGTTTGATTTGAAGTCCAATATAGCGAATATCCTCCTGCATCTTTCTATCTTCTTTTTCTCCGTCTTAGGCTGACCTTTCTTGGCTCCCGTCTTATAGAACTCTCCTGTCTCGACCTCTATCTCCACTGTCTCCGGCTCGCTGTCCATCTCCACCACGGCGTCCACCGAAGAAGCTACCTTTAACCTGCTTGACCTCAACATCTTCTCGATCAATACAGGTTTTACATGTCTTTCCTTGCAGAATATGGCAAATGATATTAGATCCTCTATTAGCTCATCAATGTTATCCACTAATATCCGCTCCATCCTATACTTGTCTATTCTTAGCTTGGCTTCCTTGACCACCTTCCTGATCCATGTCGGGATCAGCTTTATGTTAACCCCGGTCAGATACAACCCAAATAGATAATGCATGATAGTACCTAAGTCAGCCCTATAGTTAGCGTACTCATCAGGGTCCTTGCCCTTGAGTCTCATCTCATTCTTCCATTTCTCCAAGGCTCCGGACGTATCACAATACCCATTGGCGATATTGTTAGTGGCTCCATCGTATATGATAGGATACCCATCAACATCCATCTCATAATACACGCGCTTGCCGGCAACAGTCATTCTATATAACACCGGCGTCGGGATATCCTTTATCCATTCGGCGGCATAATACTGTTGCTCTGTCTCCAGATCATACTCAACCTCCATCTCCTCCTTAGGCTCGTTTTTAGGCTCTTCAACAGGCTTTTCCTCCTCAACCATATCTTTCTTTGGTATCGTTGACAAAACGTCTAATATGCCAAAGAAAGCGGTAAATTTAGGATCTGTATGATATGATCTTAATATTGGTAATGATGATCGCCAATAATATGATGGCGCATTCTCGTCCATTGGCTTATTATGAACAAACTCTATTACAATGCCATCATCCGTGATAACCACACGATGTTTTTTGGATAAACGGACTCTCATATCATCAAACGATTCTTGATCGCTTATGACTTCCATATCCATTCCTTTCTTATATATCGTATCACTTATAGCCTCGTATCCAAGAGCTAGAAGTAATTTTTGTTTTCTTCTATCCATGATAATAATCTGGTTTTTAATTTACCATCCTCCTCGACTCTAGGTGTGAGATCCCTCATCCTTCTGGCTGCCAACAGCCATACGTTACCAAACTCATCCAAGAGCCGGCTGAAATCCATCGTATCTAATAGATAATCGAATCTTGTATGCTCATCAGCCGTCAAGTAGATAATGTTATCATTATCCTCGGCGACCGATTTATATTTCCGTTTAGGGTATAAGTGGCATATGTTGCTTACTCCAGGACATGGTATATATGCGCCGGTAGCAGATCTTCTTATCATACTTAACTTAGCTACGTGGGCGCCAAAGAACACGGCTAGGCTCCTACCCCGGGGCTTGGCCTTCGCCCGTATCGCCGTCCTCCCCTTTGGCGGTAGTTCCTTGGCTCTGCATGCTGGACATAACCCCTTGCTCCTTATGGCTACCATCCTCCCGCATCTCTCACACGGCAACATTTTACCTCTCATGCCTTTTTCTTTTTATAACTTTTATTGAACTCCATAAGGCTCATAGCCCTATATCTTTTAAGCCTATTAATCTTACCCTCAGTCCAATCTTGATCTTTGAAGTTGATGATCGTATCGAATATCTGAGCCAGCTCTCGGATATTAAAATTCCTGTTCTGTATTTTTTTATAGAATCCGGACCTACTATACCCTAACTTGGAAGCCAGATAAGTCTTATTAGATAATGTGAGGATACGATAAATCGTACCCTCCATCTTACTTATCTCCATCAACTTCTCGGCTATGGATGATGTGGTTTCATAGCTAGCTTTACTGCTTACTATTCTCATTTTTCTCCGGATTCCTGATCTTACCATCAAACTCATAGAAGTCCATTAGCTTCTTCTCCTCTTTGATACAGGTAACGATAAAGTCTGATATAGTACCCTTCATGCCCTCCTCGAAGTTCTTCTTGGCATGATCAAGGTCATTGGCCCGAACGATGTAGTTAAACGCCTTGCGTTTCTCATTACCCGATTTCTCGTCTACCGTAATATAATCAGCCGTGACCTTATAGAACCGGTCTCCATCCATGGCAAACAATTCCGCTATCCTGAATCGTTTGATATCAACGCTAAACTCACCGGAGATGAATGGTCTCATTTCCTCTATGATTCTAGCCTCACATTCGGTATAAGAAAAGGCATCTACTAAATACTCTTCCTTTACCTTCTTCTTCATGCCGTTCTCGGCATCGGTCTCGTAAGAAACCGTACATTTAAACCAATTGTGCATTTTAATCTATATTATTATTAAACAAAGGATAATCTTTTATTCCTTCACGAATATATCTCTCCGTATCATCATCCACATCATAAGCCTTCTTGAAAAATATCATAGCCTTGTTCGTGTCATGATCCACCAACGGAAGATATTCCTTTACGAAAAGAACTTTAAGATGATTCATGTGATCAATCTTGCGCCTTACATCAATTACTTTTGGCCATATCTCGGCACGGATTTCACCCATCTTTTTTACATTCTCTTTGTATTCGTTTACCTGATCTTTATACTCCTCCTCGATCTCGTTGTTCTTATCCTTGACAGACTTATAAGCTTCCTTATCTTTCGTGTCAAACATCGGAACATGCCTGATATTGATTATATCCAATCTACTGCATAGCTCCTCATTGGATATGGTGAAATCATATCTAGTCCTGTATAGATCAAATTCACTTAATAACTTAGCTATCTTAATAGCATCATTCTGATCAAGAACGGCTATATTCAAGCCCTCCAAATAGTAGAAGAAATGAGATGGAGAAATAGATTTATAGCCATACGTCTTCATGACTGGAGGCTCATCTATAAACCTGACACCTTCCTCCGCACATCTTGTTACGATCAATTTCTCTACCTGCTCATCAGTAAGATCATAGATCTCCTGATCGGTCATCTTATCAATTGTCTTCATCATCCTCATCCTCCGACATCGTTATAGCCTTTGTAAACTTTTGTTTATAGACCTCACTCATAAGACAAGCGAAAGTCTTATCATTCATACTAGCCATAGCATTGGCCTCTACCCTCAGATCCATCTCGATGTTCTTTACCCAGATTTCATAGTTATCATCATCTTCTTTATAGAAGACAACTTTACCACCATACTTTAAACCATCATCCTCGGCCTTAACCATATCGATGATCTTCTCTAACTCCTTTACAAATTCACTCTTTTTTCATATGTGTAATTTTTATGTGTCTACAAAAGTAGACATTTTGTTTTTGAATTAAATTAAATAAATATTATTAATAGTTAATATGCTTCTTTTGTTTTATCAACCATATTTTGCCCCTTGATAAACTCAACACAACATTTATCCACCCTGGTTATCTCCCGATAATCATCGGTACGAATACCATATCCTTTATAACTCTTGGTTATAGTACATATCTCCCCTTTTTCTATGACTGTACCTCCTTTGCTCTTCAAGGGACAAAGAGTTCTTACTTTCGCTCCTATTATCTTTCCCATATGCTTACGTTTTTTAAATCAAAATAATCTATGAATTTATCCCATAGCTCTTTATTCTTTTTATTAGGCCTGAATTTTCCGGATTGTATTTTCCCCACCAACCCCTTAAAATCATCCACTGTTCTCTTTGATAAATACCACGCTAATACTATATTTGGATTCTTTCCCAACTCTCGATAGTGACCATTTTTTACAAGTATCTCTATCTCATTTAGAAACTTCTTTGTCTGATGAGGATAATTGAACGGATATTTCATCATCTCTCCGATATTTGACATTGGACATAATATACATCCTATTCTTTTCATCCCTTTATCATATAAGTCGCAATGCTTGATATTCATCTTATTCAAGAACTCCCATACATCCTTGTCCGTCCATGCTAATATTGGTGATATTAGCACCTTATCCTTTCCACCAACACAAGAGACCATCTTTTCCTTATGCTCATCAAACTGATCGAATGATATATCATACTTTCTTTTACTGGTTCCGATCTCATTCCTTTTAGATCTTGTCCTGGATTCCTCCGCCCTTATCCCTACTAAAGTCACCGTACCTCCGCCTCCTCTCTCCTTGAGGACTTCGCAGCAATATCTTTGCGTTCTCGAAGGAAGACATTTCTTTTTTCTTATAAGTTGATAGAAATTGATATCCGGAATATGCCTTATTACATCCGGGTAATTGTTCTTTACGAAAGACACTACGTTCGCCGGATCCACTGTAGTCATATTCATATGAGCCTCGAATTTAACGCCGGCTAATTTAGTTATATGGTAAAGAGCTTGACTATCCTTACCTCCGCTGAAAGCTAGATAATATCCCTTGTCATAAAATCTTAGGGCAAACTCTTCCCCTTTTCTTAGCACCTCAATGGAGTGTTTTATTTTCTCCATCAACCCATCGGAAAAAACTATACTTATTTTTAAGTTCCTCCATCTCCATATTACTATCCTCCATATATCTTAAGTCCTTTTATATTGTATTTGCTTATATCTGCGCACAAATTACACCCTCCACAACAACAACACCACGAGCAAAAGGCTAGTCGCTCCTGCTCCGGCCTACCTTGAAACTCCACTGCCGCCCTATACCATGCCGGGGATAATACCCTGACCTTCTCCGGTACGGGCGGTGTCATGAGCACCGATCTCCGTCTTCCTTTGGCATCTTCCCTATTTCTCATTTGGGTTGTCCTTTAACAGCTCAGCTATCTTATCTTCCTTCAACATATTTTGCTTTCTCATGTTATCTACGACAAAGGCAGCGAACGCCATATCATACCTTTTCCTTAACTCATCGACAAAAGATTTTGCTCTTGAGCTTATCATCGTCTCAATGTTGTTGTCTACGATCTTCTTGATCCTACCTCTTATAAGCTCATCTACTGTCAGTTCCTCTTCCATATAATCTATCCTGAATTTGTATTTCTTCTTGCTGGCGTTCTCGACAAGATCGTTCATTGATTCTCTCGCTATATCCTCAATCTTCTCTGATATCGGATTGGATATTTCCCTCATTAACTCATTTTTGAACTTTTCTTTAAGCTCACGTACTACGGCTAACCTGACCGAGCTGGTAAACTCCTCTTTCAACGTCGCTTCGTTGTACATAGCTTCCTCGAATACATCTTCCAAATTTAATTCTACTTGTATTTTCATATCATTATCTTTTAATAAATTATAAATCCTTTATATAATCACCTTATTTATTCATGAAATCAACGACTTTATTCAAATACCCTCTTGTCATCTCAATAAAGTTCACGCAATCCAGCTTGCTCAACTTGTAAATCAAAGCCGGGTTATGAATTACGGCTATAATTTGTGTTTGCGGTTTATGAAATGACAATACCTTGTACAGATCCATGATATTGTCAATATCTAAATTCCTGTCCGGCTCATCCATAAGGATTGTATACTCAAAATCCTTCTCCATTAATACCACATGATTGTCTTTGTAGTATTTTAAAAGATTGTCGATCCTGTTTGCCCAGAACTCATTTGACTTTTTCTTAAATTCCATAAGCTTCTGTATCGGAAACGCATACTCATCTTGGTTAAACACAAAATCAAAAAGCGAGTTCATGGCATGAAGGTTCTTCTCCCCAGAGGATCTAGATGTTCCATTCATATACAAACTTAAATTATTGATATTATCCAATATATCATCCTTTCTCATTTCAGTTTGCTGTAGGAGATAGAAGACTTTCCCAATATAATCCGACTTAATACTGATCCCGTCAAGCACCTTGTCATCATCAAATATATCCGGGAAATACAATGCTTCTGACGGTAATTCAGAACACATCTTTTTCTCGCACAACATGTACTTCGATATCATATTCAGGAGGGTTGATTTCCCGCTCCCGTTCTTGCCTACAATCACATTCACGCCGGGTTTGAATATAAACTCAGAGCCATTTTTTAACGCTTTTATCTTTGAGGTATATTTAAATGGAGTCCTCTTGTTATCGTCTATCCTTATAGAAGTTATCATCTTATATGATTTTGTGTTTAATTATTTAAGCCTTTCATCAATCGCCAAATCAAATATCTTATCAAGACATTTCCTCATCTCCGCCGCCCCGATGATCGCCTTTCGATTCCCGAACGAGAGCCACGAAGTAATGAACCCACTGACCTCCGCGTCCCGCCCGGAATACCGCCTTGGGAACTGGACGGGATCGCTGGCAATAAAGTCGGCGGTTTCGTATTTGTCCGCCATGCATTTCGGCATGTCTACAAATTTGTCATTCATTGTTTATCCCTTCATTTGTTCGCATGCCAATCTTTCAAGTTCCGGTGTAACGTTGGTATTCATTATGCCTTTCAAGCAAGGGCATTGTCGCCAGACTATATCATAAATCTTTGACAATTCAATCAAAGCCTCATTGTTTGATTCAACTGTCATAATCCAATTGTCCGGCGATATCTCTATCTCCCTGCATGGTATTTCTTTCTTGCCTTTTGGCATATATCCGTTCTGATAGTCTTTTACATTACATCTACCAAAACATCTTCCAGTGAGTATTCCGTTTTCGTCCGTCTCAAACAACCATCCTGTCCATCCTATCTTATGGATGTTCTCCGTCCACGTTCGAGTGGCGAATAAAAACTTTTTTACAGGAACTTTTGAAAATGCATCAATATCATGGATACTCCCGTCCGGCTCTTTGAATATCGATGATTTTCTTTTATTCTGGCAACTCCCGTCTAAGCCTATTTTTTCCCATTCGCCATCATCAAATCTCAAAGGAGAGATTATATCAAAACTGCAAAGTTTCTTGACGAGATTGATTTCAAATGGTGCCGAGAACCCGCTGTTCCCATGAGAAGAGAACAGCGCGACAGCTTCTATTACCTGTTCGCGCATCCATTTGTTAGGACCGTCCTCTTCTTTGCCATATCCTGCTAATTCCAATTCTCTTATCGCATATTTACATAAATTACTGTTTGCGATAATATACCGAAGAGCCTTCTTGTTGATAAGGCTCTTCTTGCTCATTTTCTTTACAATTCTTCTACTCTTTTTCATGTTTAATGTTATTTAATATTTTAATCACCAATCTCCTCTATCATTCGTATTGTGCCATGACCATCTGTTTCGCGAAATCTTTGTACGCCACTATTTTTCGCAGGTTTGCTCGCATTCGTATTTCCCCGATACCGCCGACCGGAGACGAGGCGCCTGTATTAACACCTCTTCCCATGTTTATTCCTCCTTGTTATATAATTGCTTGTTTTTATATTCCAACATCCTTCCCATCCTCTTTAACCCAATTAACTGTATCGCAATACCAACAATACCCTGTCTTGGAATCCTTTTTATGAGAATGGGATCCACATGTGGCGCACCAATAATTATCATCCATATTGTATGTATAACTTTCATCCTCATGCATTTTGGCTATTCTAGCTACCCTATCCTCCAGCAGATCCTTTAGATAATGGCATTCGTAAGGTCTATCCTCTTCCTTTAATATATAAATATCGATATCCATCATGCTCCCCATCCTGTCCGTACACATACACTCGGCGGCATGGCGCACGTTCCCTTCCGGCATCCCCGGAACTATCTCCCGGATCACCGCCTCCATCTTCTCTTGGTATTCGGTGTCTACCTTGACCACCAAATCCTCTAATTTATCTATTAAACTCATGATCTTTTTACTTCTTTGTATATGACATCTGTATTGTCTTCCCTATCTATATTGCAACAACAAGAATACATGCAGTAATAACCCCTGTTATTAAATACACATCCATCACAACTGCTATCATCAATCTCTATTACCTCCAATTCTATTTTCTCCATGCCGGTATTATATTTAAATATACTACCTATCTTATGATATCCTATATCCTTCAAATACCTTATATGATTATTTTCGTTAAATAATCGGTTGATAAATACATCCATTTTATCGTTTAGACCATTTTTATCTAATAACCCCTCGCACTCATTTTTATTAAATCCAAAGGATATCATAAAATATTTTGCCATATCAAACCTTTCCAGTTCCACCAATTTTTGTATGCATAGCCATATTCCTTGTCTTATGCCTTCTTCTTTGGCTTCTTGCACTCTATCTCCCATATTATTTTGTATTAATTAAGTAACAATATTTCTCTTCGCTCTATTTTGATCATTGATGGATTATCGTCATGATCATACCAATATAGATACCATATACCTCCTCTATTGGCCTTCCACATCTTCCCTTCATATTCCTCTGATGGAATTGTCAATGAATATTCCCTAAGACCCTCAAAGGTTTGTTTGGTCATTAAGGCATACTCTTCATCGATTTCTATGTACCTCCTATGAGGTTGATTCCATGACATCCCACGCTTATCCGTTATCTTGGGTATTATATTTTCTCCATTCATTTGTATTAACTATTATGTATTTAATACTTTCCCCATCCTCTCTTTCATATTCCATGCAATTTGATCTTGCACAATTATACAAACTATTTTTAAAAACACATCCCGAACATTCATCATTCGCCTTAACTACTTTCAGTGTCATTTCAAACATACCCGCTCTATAGTTAAAGATTTCCCCTACTTCATGATGCTTAATATTTATATGTATAGTATTTTCTTTACTTATCATATCTTTATGCCCAAATATTATGTCAATAAACTCAAGCATCTCATCATTGAATGATCCACTTTCTTCTTGCAGCTCCCTGCATTCATCCTCGGTCAATCCACAAGAAGATACCAGTCCTCTGCGGCTTGCGTCCATCGCCCGCCGTGAGCCAGCTCCTGAACCGACAGCCATACCCCTTGGTTCATGCCCTTCATTCTTGCCTTATCTAAAATATCCTTATTCTCCATATCCTCAATCATTTAAATTCTTGTTTATTATAACAATCTCTATATCGTTTAACGTCTTATCTTTTAATACTTTCTCTACCATTCTTGGAATGACATTAAAATCTTTATTGCTAAGCTTATTATCCACCATAATCTCAATCAACTGCTTTATAGTAAGCCCAAGCTCATTATGGATATAATTCTTTATCGCTTTATATTCTTTACTTGTTTTTGTACTCATATTTATCCCTCCTATTCAGTCATTCTTTTAACAAAATTTTCCCATAACATATCAACATCATTGTAATGTCTACAACAAGCATTCTGTATTCTTTCTATCAACGGGATGAACCATAACTGAGTTATTCCGTAACGAGTTTGAATTATTCTGCATAGGTTTATTTTTATTATCTCCATGTCATCAATACTAGGAGATGTGTTGTTATCATCACATCTATCTAATATTGTTTGAATTGTAGCCAAATAATGATCCATGTCTTAAATTGTTAATTATATTACCATCTTCCATTTCCCGGCGTAAACAGTATCTCCCCTGTCCTCACCCAATGATTCCAGTTATTTTTAAGTTCATCAATATCATACGCCTCAGCCGACTTACCGTTATCAGATCTTTTTATGACCGACATAATACTTTCCGCTTGCACGCTCCAATGACTATAACAGTCTGTCCCGCACCCGCACGCCGTGGCTCTCCCGTTATCGAACTCCCAGACCAGAGGCCGGAGGCCGCATCTTGGACACGGCAACCATTCCATTGGATTCTCCGGCTTCTTGTAAGCATCAATACACTTATATTCTTCTGCTATCATAGCCAATCCTACGGAATTGATTTGAGTTTTTTGATCTCTCATCTCATTCTTATCCTTAAACATCATTATCCTATTAACAATCCCCTTCGATTCCATGTACGTCGAGAATCCATGTATTCTTAGATATTGGATTGCTGATAGTGATTTTTCTAATATTTCCTTATATTCTATATCTGTTTTAACTGCTTTTCCCATGATATTTTTCCTCCATTTCTTCTAATATGACTTTAGCCAGATATACCACCTCACTTATCTGGTCGTAATAAACATCCACCCCATCAACTTTATCATTATCGTCATCATATCCATCGACCATCAAATTATCTTCCCCCGATAAATACACGGATGTTATAGATAAACAAATCAACCCGTTATCGGTAAAGATCCTTATTTCAGCCGGAAAATCATCTACATGGGCTCCGCTATCCATGTCAAGATCAAGTCTCCCTGTTCTCTTAATCAAATCAACCATAGCTCCATAAGCTACTACGTTCGCATTTAATAGCATTTTATTTAATGCATTTACTCTTTCTACGTCTTTCATAATCTCTAACCCCTTTGTATTACATTGTTATACGTTATCCTATTATCTTGAATCACTTTCATGAAATGATCTTTAGTATAAGCAAAATACCCCAATAATGGCAAGCATGATTATAAGCCAGATGAATGCGCTTATAAGACACCCCTCACCAAGATTACCCATATCCCTAAAGAATAAGTAATTAAAAAACATTTTCATTCTATTCATAATAAACTTTATTTAATGCGTTTATTCTTTCTACGTTTTTCATATCCACTCCCTTTGTATCACATCGTTATACGTTATTCCGTTATCTTGAATTAGTTTCATAAACTGATCTTCGGTATAAGCCAGAGATTCCCCTCTGTTAGCCCTCTCTATATTCTCACTCATCATCCCTATAGCCTGTATTAAGGCTGCTGAGGAGTTGGCTATCAATTGAGCTGCTTTCATTATCCTATCATCGTCCATAATCATATTACTTTAACTTCCTCGTTTCACAAATGTCTTTCATATACCATGGTTATTCCTATCAAAATCCCGGTATCTTCTCCCCAATATTCAAGGGTATATAATTACCTTATTTATAATATTCATTATTCTCCATCTCCAAAACATCTGGGGACAAATAGTCTTGTAATTCCAATTTTCGTATTTGGACAAGACAATCCAGATGTTCAACATTCATTTCTTGCCTATCTTCGTCTACCCACACCAACGTGTCGTATCCATAACATTCTGGGCACTGATCGGCTCCACATGGAAGAAGCATTTGCGCTCCACATTGAGTACATCTTACCCAGTCACCATACCGTATTCCTCGGTTCTTCTACCTCATCCATACAATCATACACATCCCAGTAATTCATGAGGATACCTTTGTACGCTATTTTCGGATCAGCGTATTCTCCTCTTGACATAAAGCAGATGTTTTTGCCGGCTTCGTTGCCGGCAACTATCTTTTTGTAATCTTCTATAATCTTGTTCATTTTTCTGATAATGATTATGTGTAGACTAAAAATTACTTTAACTCAAATTTAATTCCTTCCGGAAGTCGGGAACGATCTACGTTATTTACGAAATCATCAAACTTTTCTTTAGTGATTTTTTCTATATAATTACACCAGTTAAAGACTAACGTGTTCGTATGATTATAATATATTACATTATCAACAGATAATCCATGATCAAGCACACAGAGTATTATCTTCTTCTCAACTTCTGCCTTTCTAATTTGTTTGTCATATAGTTCACAAATCTTGGCACGCTCTTTCATCATCTTTGCGTTATGAGTCTCTTCCCGGCGTTTTTCTATATTTTCTGTGGAATAATACCCAGCTTCAATGCGCTCTTCAATAAAAGATCGTTCCTTGTCTGTTAGTATTAGGGTAAACCTTTCTTCTTCCAGCTTATATGGATTAACCCATTTCTTTCCACACAGGTTTTCAAGTTCAGCAAGAAGTTCGTCTGATCCACGTTTCCATCTATCCACAATCCCCAGATTGAAAAGCAGATACTTGAAATACACCTTATCGTCCACTGCTTCAGATAATTTGGAATATTCCTTGTCTGATATACGTAAATATTCAATAGCCACAGACTTATCGCTATTCTTTATGTGATACGTACCATTTTCCACCGGATACATAGGAGCACCATAATGATTACAACAATGCAACGGTATGAATTTAGCTAATTCCGGACAATGTTTTATAATCTCATCGTGACAGCAGCCTCCCATATACTCTCTATATCCATATTCGGTCTTATGCTCAATATCGGCCGTTATGCTCCAGTCGCACATATTGTTATGACAATCATCATCTAAAGATATAGTGACTATTATTCTATATTCCTCTCCGTCTTCTTTAAAATAATTTGTTTGCTTATAAATTAGTTTGTTTGCAGTTTCCATATCATTTTAGTTTAATCATTATACTTGTGAAAAATAAAATCCGCACATTCTCCGGGGAGTGTTCCTGCGTCATTATACTGGTAGAATCCTTGTGTTTCGAAATCTACATCTACCGGATAACCTTCTGCTGCTTCCAAGAAGCGTTTGATTTCCTCACATTCTTCATCCGTTAATCCAGTGTAATCATCATTGATTAACGGGCAAACCCAATAAATCGGAAGCCTGTATCTTATTATCTCTATATTCATAATCTCATCAATTTACAATGTGAATTTTCAAATACGGGAACCATTCCATGCGCCCTGAAATACTCGGTCGCTATTTTAAAAGCGTACAAGGCAGGTCTTTCTTGGATATTTCGTGTTGTCTCATAAAGAGATATTGGCTGGCAAACATAAAATTTCTCATTACCAAGACACCCAAAAACCCTATCCAAATAACTTTCATCACAATTAGGGCCTCCCAGTATCAACAAATCACATCCTGTCTTTCGTGTTCCGAGAATAAATGTCTTGTTCTTGTTTTCCGGAAGCATGAATATTTCCTTATCAATCTTAAACCAGTCAATCTGGCAACTCTCTACATCACGGCGAACAATCTCGTCAATCTCACGGGCATATTCTTCTTGTGTTTTCATACTATTTCATTTAATAGACCAACATACACATCCCCATTCTCATAATAAAGCTGACCCTTGGGAACCCAAGACATTACCACCTTCTTGGATATCCACCATCTTCCTATCTGAACGAAATCAGGATAGTTGTCCATTAAATATACCATCTGACTAGCCATTTTATTAACATCATCAAAAGGCACTACATGATACTTGTTTCTGATCCTGACCTTCAAGAAAGGATTATCCATATTATATGCCGCAAATGCTGATATCACGGAACTAGGATATCTAACCCCTTTTATTACTATCCATTTCATATATAACACCTCTTCTTAATCATTGATTCATTCCACAAAAACTCCCTCTTTCAGACTGTAATATGTATCTGCTTTTATTTTCTCTCCATCAACAAATTCCGTTTGGTATATAATTACCAAACGATATTTACTAATGTCTCACGATCCATATGATTTTCTCCTCTAATTAATTGTCCTTATTTCTAGCCAATCGAATAAAATTTATCCGCGCTCTCTTTTCCGTCTCCGCGAAAGTTAGCTAGCCCGCATGTCAGGATGTTCACAAGGTTATCCACCACCTCCAACTCGCTCGATTTGAACCACGCCACCCGACTGTAAGTTTCACCTATCCATATTATACTCATTCTCCCGTCCCGACTGACCTCCTTGACCAGCCCTATATGGTTTTTAGTGTCCTTAATCACATTTGATTCGTCAATATTTGTAAGCCGAACAAAATCCATCGGTCGTATCACTTTATCCTCGTCCATGTTAATCCTCCTATATTTTTATTCTCTCAATTTGTTTTTAACCTCCTTGACATATTTAGCAGAATGCAATCCCCTATGCAATCTTATAGCCCGATCTATATCCTTTTTAGGATTATGATGAGATTGATATATCTCGAACATCTCCCTAGCCTTGACAGGATTTGTCCTATCATCGTATCTATACCGCTTTTTCTCCCGTTTAAGACACAATATCCTATTAACCTCATCTACATACACCTTTTTCATCTGCCACCTCCCTAACGCCCCTGAAGTGGCGTTGTGCGCCCGATCGTCATTCCTTGACTCCACGAAAGACAGGGCGGTCGCCAGCTTATCCCATACCCGTGCCTCGACCACTGCCGGCTTCGGGGCGAGGGGCATGCCTCCGTTTCCTTTTGGCGGTGTTAATATTATCATCGCCATCACAAGTAAGTATCTTATCACGTTCCCTTGTTTTTATAAAACTCCTCCCCGAATTTCACATTATCCACATAATCTTCCATGCACTCATGAACAATTATATGAATATCACCCTCCGTGTATGTCACCTCGGACATCAACCTCTCATTGGTCATCCACCAAGAATAACTATCAATATGCCGTATCTCAAATCCATGATTATGCAACGCATACATAACATTATATCTTAAATCCCTGTCCATCATCATACACTCGTACACGATATAGCCATTGATACTTTCATGAGACCTACCGAACGTATAAACGTACCTACCCATCAACTTATACAACTCCCTTGCCATAGGATTCGGGATCGCCTCATCCATATCAAAATCCCCATCTGGGTCAATAACCCACTCTACATCCCGCTCATCAATACAAGCCCTAGGCATTCCTATTGTCCGTACATAAAGACGTGATCGGTGATCCTTGCTTAACACCGTCCCGATATACTTTTCCCCTTTGGCATATCCTATATTATGGTTGCCGGTTATATTAAATACAATTTCAGCTCCTATCTTAATTTCATCCATATTCAAGATGTTTGTATCATTTGTTATCTTTTTTATACAAAAAGAGGATATAATGGCATAATATTATGATATCAAGACACGAATGCGTTATCTATCATATTATCATACATATCCTCTATACAACGTCATTTATGGCATTATATCGTATATGATGCCGCAGGCCATAAATACATCTAATTAACCCTTTTTTTAGGGCTTATTGCCATTTAGGTAACTAGCTATGCCTAATATTTTCGAAATAAGGGCTTTTTTAGCCTTATACTCATCGTTTATCCCTATTATCGCATATCTGTATACCATCCCATCCTTCGACACCTCCACGCCCACGTATTTAGGCGCAACGGCATCCCTATGTAATACGATAAACGGGCTTTTGCCGTCTAGCTCATTTATCAACTGATTAAACTGTCGCCTTGTCATCTGATAGTGATATTATTTCCATGTTATAAATACGATCTCTTTTTACCCTTATCTTCTCGCACAGCTCATCGAAGCACCCATCTTCTTCTAACCTACCAACATAATATGATACATTCGATTTAGAACTTCCTTGAAGATATATATTTCCTCCTATATTCCTTGAGAAAAAATTAGGCAAGACCATCTTTTGCCTCTTATCCTTGTTATCCATGTAAGATATAACAACAACCCATAATTCTGGCTCCCGTTCTTTTACCGATAACATAAGATCGAGACTCGATTGACTATTGATATTTCTCCTGCCAGCTTCGTTATAACGCAGAATAATATAATCATCCGCGTTATCATCCTCAACCATCACGACTATAGGGCGATCTCCCTTCCCATTATCACATAATACTCTTGCCTCTTTCCCGTTACGGAGATATACCTTATCGTAATCTCCGTTTTTGTATATCTCAAAATCAAACTCTATCACCATATTATTTCCTCCTATTGATATATTGTCGTGTACGACCTTCTTTTATTTTTTCGAAATAAAACTTATTCCCATATAACCGGGTAAAGCAGATGTTATACCCGAAATGTTCCGCGCGTCTGATCTGTGCGTAACCTCTACTGATGTCATTATTATCAATCAGCGTAACAAAACAATGTGATCCTACCTCTGTGTTTAAAACCAGATTTTCCCAATCTTTTACCTCCATATCAAATCTCCTTAAATAATTTTTTGTTATAATTATCGCTATTATACCATTTATCAATATTATCGTACTGCTTTGGATAAACCCCATAGGCCTTACACCACCTAGGTAACGGCCCGTTCAACGCATCTAACGCCGTCGCAAGGTCGAACGTAGCCTCCTCCTTGATACGACACCCCGATCCACTCCCACGGCTCGGTATATAAGCTCTACTATATGCTACGCTCATCCCATATTCCCCATGACTCAGACGCCCGATGTTAGGCGAATCAGGGAAGGCGTAATACAACGTTGTATAATCATCCTTACTCCAGCTTCTATTATAAGTATCATCCTGCCACGCAAAAACCCTGCAACCGGCTTCTTTCAATTCCGCTGCCGCTCTTTTTAAAGTATTGTCCATATGCTATTTAATTAAGTTGTGTCAAGGCGCCGGGAACCGACCCCGGATCATATCCGCACACGTACGATCATGATATATCCTTCCGCCCCGCCAAGGTTTTGGTTCAACATTAACAAACTTTCATATCCTCACACATCTTAAAAAAGACCTCTCTTATGATCTTCTTGTATAAGATGTATATCTCATCATCATCCTCATCAAACTCCACTCCCCATGAACGTAATAAATATCTAATATCACAATCCGCTATATGAATCCTGAATATAGACGGAACGCTCATTATGTAATCCTCAAAAGCCTTCTTAATTCCATCCCTTTTGATATGTTCTTTATACTCATTCTTGAACACACTAAGCATAAAAGACATATATTCCCTATCGTATTTAAACTGCTTACCATAATTATCTGTATCTATATGATCCAGTATATATATCTCTATAGCGTCTCTATCGTATTTTGACATACTCCTTCCTCCTCCTTTTGATATTTTATAACCTTTTTCTCCCCATACGCTTTCGCCAACTGGATAAGTTGACCGGTAAATACCTTGGTACGGTGTTTTACGATCTTATCCACCAACTCCGGGCATCTGGTTCTCCATCTATAATTAACCTCTCCCTTAGCTTTCTTCTTGTAATACCTGTAGAATGTTACGGCTACTACCACTTCCCCATTCTGCTCGAAAGCAACCAAATCGTAATTGTTGTAAACTATTTCATTCATGTTGTTGTTACCTATTTTATGTATCTAATCACTTCTTTAGGCAAAGACATTATATCCTTCACCCTTCTCCCTAAGTTGTACATACCTCCCTTATGAGGATAATAGTCCCATACATACATCCCTATTCCTTGCGGATGCGACGGGTTTTCGTTACAAGTGAACATCGGATAAAATAAGATTCCTCTTGAATCTTTATTCCTGTCACTTACGCATACAATAGTATATCTATCAGCGACCTTCTCGCCGAAATCATATACCCTTACCTTTCTTTTTACCCCATCATTGTTCTCTATGATATTATTCATGATGTTATTTATATTAATTAATTTTCTTTCCATCAGCGGTATATGGGCCATACCATTCCCTATCCATATTTACCACCTCAATAGGATGTATATGATAACAACCATTAGCTATTCTATTGCAATCGGCTATCACCATAGCTATATTCCTATACCCAGAATCAATGAAAACACGAGCCAACCTACACCCGTTAAATATAGATACCTTGATATCGTCTTTCTTTTTTATAATCCTTCTCATATCATATCCTCCTATCGAGCTAATCTATCATTTTACCATAATTAGTATATGATCCACACCATCCACGGGACTCATTCGATACCCTAATATGATCAATGGGCTTATCACCGGCCATATTATTGGCGTACGATATTACATCCGACATACTTCTGAATCCGGAATCCTTAATGGATTTTATAAGCGTCCTATCATACCCGAATACCAATATCTTCACAATATCTCTTTCCTTCACAGTCCTCCTCGCTCTCATAATATTCTAGCCATAAAATAAACAAACATAAAATCTATTCTCTCTTTGTTATCATTCATCCTATGCCCGGTGATTTCAAAAATAACCCTACGTTTTTCTATAGTTCGTATATTATCTAACTGAATAGCTATGTAAGGATATTCCATAACTTTCTCTCTGTTGATGTTATTCAAAATAGCGTTGACATCTTGCCTTCGAAAATACATATTTACCCCTATGTAGCTGGCAACCAAAAGACATTCGTCTATTATCCCATCTGTATCGAATAACAATAACATATCATCCTTCTCGATAGTATATTCCATATCAAGAATCTTGATACGTTTGCTTCCGTCCTTCTTATCAGCTATAAGAATCTCTATCATATCCTTGTCAGTCGTAAGGACATAATACGCCTCATCCTTTGTAATATTATCACGAAGGTAAGATAGCGCTTCATCTTGTAATCTTAGTAGTTCTATTTCGTCCATATTTATTTCTATTGTTGCCAAGGGAAAAAGGACGGCGCTGGCGACAAGGCCTGTCCAGCCTCCCCGCAGCCGCCCGCATTCCCCTTGGTATCATTAACCACCTCAAATAATCTCATAATCGAATTTCACATTAACACTCTCATCAATGCTCAATTCTTTCTTCATCCCAAATACAGTCTCCCTTACCGTATCAAAACCCAATAATTGATCTTCGGGATTATTCACAAGTTCTCTCCGGTTATTCTTCCTAGGTTTTCGAGATGTAAGAATGTATTCCGAACAACAGCTCCCCTCAAATGCCCTTACTCTAGAATACCATATATCGCCAGTTCCGTACTCAACACATATATTCATGTTTATGATAGTATTATTCCACGCTTTTTCCGGGAAATACTTGAATATCCTGCCAACCCATTCAGTGTCAATACTTATATGCGGGGAATCCAGATCCGACGTACCCATACCATCCGTATATAGGATAATCTCTTTCTTGCCCTTAAATATTAAGACTTTTACATTAGTTCCCCTTTCCATTGATAGCCTCTAATTCTATATTATACATGTCAATCAGTTATTAAATGATTACATACTAACTCAGCCTCTATTCTATTGGTATATAACTTATACCCCGCTAAAGTGTTACGATCGCCTTTCAACCAGACACTAACCACATGATAATCTCCGTAGTAGTTATTCCCAGCTATATACCAGTATCTCGTATAGCCACAACACGACATATATCTATCGTATATGTCGTCAAAACGATTCGCCTCCTGTTTCAATTTGTCATAATCAGGATTCAATACATCCATCGACATAAGAGCCTGAGGCAATGACATCTTTTTATTTAAAAGTTCTTTTTGCAATTTTCTCATATCTTTATTTTTTAAGATCGTCCCACGAGACAGGACGGCGCATGACCAGCGAAGGTATCGCCACGCAGATCAGCCGTTCCCGTTTCCCCATGGGCTTACCAGCATCCTACCGCATCTACTTCCATACGATCCTCCCAATTACATAAATCAGGGTTCTCTCCTTCATAAAAGTAATAGTAAGCCCATATTTCAATATCGCCCACTTTTATGCATCCATCACTGCACCATTCCACGATATCGTCATTCCTGCATACGTTTGTCGGTTCAGCACCAAGCGACAATAGTTTGTTTATTATATTGTCACCGAACCTTTCTCTCGCTTCCTCTTTCGTCATATCACTATCAGATTTTTAATATTACACTACCGCCAAAGGGGGACAGGGACGGACGACCAGCGGGACCTACTCCACGCCATCGCCGCCTCCCGTTCTCCCTTGGCTTCCTACATTCCCACCATCACCCAAAGAAACACACACACACATACATAAACATACCTTCATACACATAAGATTCCCTTACCATAAAGATACCCTTGGTTCCCCGGGATTCCTTATCTAACCTTGGATTCCCCTGTTTCACTTGATTTCACTTGATTTGATTTCCCTTGTTTTCCCTTG